ATTTGACCGGGGCGAATTTGACCGGGGCGAATTTGACCGGGGCGAATTTGACCGGGGCGAATTTGACCGGGGCGAATTTGACCGGGGCGAATTTGTCCGGGGCGAATTTGACCGGGGCGAATTTGACCGGGGCGAATTTGTACAGGGCGAAAAACTCTGAACAAGCGCTTGCTCAAACCATAATTGTCCCTGACGGCGCATTAGCTGTGTGGAAAAAATGCCAGCGCGGCATTCTTGTGCACTTACTAATCCCTGTTGAGGCGAAGCGTTCTAACGCCCATGGCCGCAAATGCCGCGCCGAATATGTCAAGGTGCTTGAGGTAATCGGAGCTGATGTTGGAGTGTCATCACATGACGGCAAAACGGAATATCGCCAAGGCGAAACTGTTCGTTGCGACAAATGGAACCCTGACCGCTGGACGGAATGCGGCGGAGGTATTCATTTTTTTCTGACCCGGATCGAAGCGGAGAATTATACATGCTGATTACCCTGACGCCATACGAGCTTGGCACGGTGCGCTATGCACTTGACCAGCACATTGCCACTATGCGCCCCTTGATTGCGGACGGGGAGCGGGCGGGACTATCAGCACTCTTGCCTGAGTTTCGCAGGCTGGTAGCTGATATGGAAACCATACTTGCGAAACTGGATGAGGTTTAGCCATGCCCGAATTCCTATTGAACCAACCGCCTGAAACCGCGCATCCGTTCTATTCGCTTGATCCGTTTGCGCGCGGCTATATTGAGGCGATGTTTTTCACGAATGGCGATACAGGGGACGAGCGCGAAACTCTATTGAATGATTGGGGCGTGGAAAAGCTAACACGCGAGGCGGTTGCCAATATCGCCCGCGACTGTGCCGAATTCCAATCCCGCGAAGCTTTTCACCTGTCGGTTGCCTATTCGGAACGTAACTATGAAGCGGCCCAGGCAGGGCGAGACTTTTGGTTTACGCGCCAAGGGCACGGGGTTGGGTTTTGGGATCGAACAGAACTAGACGCGGACGATTTGGGCAAGCTTTTGACCAATGCCGCGAAGGAATTTTGTGAGGCTTCTGTGGAAGCTTATCGTGGTTGGATTTATTACCGGTAGTCAGAGAGGGAAAGTATCATGGGACAATCATATCGCAACTACAACGCGCCCAACCGGGCGCAGAAGGTTTCAATCACTTGGTCGATGGAAACGCCGGAGGACGATTGCACGGACGGTCCCGACGAAAGACAGGACGGATTTTGGCCCAGCCATGATCCCAAAGCAGCGGGATATTGCCCGGCTGACAAGTTTGAGGCTTTGCAACGGGAATGCGAAAACCTGATGAAGGGTTTTGTTCGTGGCGATTGGTCTTATGTCGGCGTGGTAGCGGTTGCGCGCATTTCCATTCCGATAGGGGGCGGATCGTTCATCACTCATACCCTGCGCAGCCCTGGCCTTTGGGGGATCGAAAGTTATTCGCCCGAATATCACAAAGAGGTTTACGAAGAACAGAAGACGGAGCTTTTGGAGCAGTTGAAAATACTGGCCGCAGCCATTCAATCGGATGCGCCATGAAGCACGAAACGACAGAGGCGCTGCTATCGCGCCTCGCACATGAGCGCGATATTCTTTGGGCGTGCATATTGAACGTGGAGATTGGCTATCTCTGGCAACGCCGGTTTTTCTGCGAGCATCAATGGGAAAATATGGGGTTGCACGATGATTGCAAACTCTGTGGGGAGGGTCGCGCATGATCGAGGAACGATACTTGAGGTTTCAGCGGACACAACGGCTGCACAGCCCTCCGCTGGGATCGAGTGGCCCGGTTTTCGGGTTTTGGCAGTGGGTGCAATATCTTTTTAGAAGGAATGAGGAATGATTTTAGTTCTAGTGTTAGCCGCGCTCGCCGAGGTGGCAATTGCGGCGATCGAGCTATTCTGCTTTCTGGCCCGGTTTGGCTTCCACCTCGCCCACCTATCGTTTAATCCGCACCTAGTCCAGCGATGGAAGGGCGGGCGCTGATTGCGAAAACCGGGCTTCGGGAAACTGAGGTCCGGTTTTTTCACGCCCTGGGGACGGTCAGGACGGCGATTTGAGGGTTGAGCGGTATGGTAGCATGGGTAGGAATTCCTGCCGTCCAGGGCTTCGGGCTAAGGGTGCAGGGGTTGGCAAATCCCTATAGGCGGTATTTTCAAGTCACATCCCTGACGCCGGAATGAACATGATGGTTCTAGTCGGAGTAACCCCTTGATAAAGGAAAAAGTTAGAATATTACAAGGCACAACAGAATAGAATGAATAGTGTGACCAATCATGGTGTTGAATGGTGTGCTGTACTGTACCTAGGGCAAGGATGTGGGGGTCTAAGGCGTACTCTTAGGGAAATGCCATTAGTTCCAGACCCCTGCAATGCCGTTCCCCACGCGTTAACCATAATTCAGTAAACACGAATTATTACCAATTAATACAGAATTGGTTAATCCATAGCTAACCCATTGACTGCCTCAATTAAGCCTTATTTCTCCCAATCCTGTCAAAATTGTGTTCATCAATGGGTTAGCTATACCACATTAACCCTGATGTAGTTAACCCGATGCTATTGTCCATCGACCATGGTGTAGTTAACTGTAACATCATTAAAGATCGTTAACTAGTTCATGGTTAATATATGCTTGCGGGCCGGTGTATTTTAACTAATTCATGGTTACCGGTGCCGGGGACCCCTTAGGGGCTTCTCAGTTCCCGCATCCCCTTGACCATTAACCAGAATTGAGTTAAGCTATACCCCCACAGAGGTATGATCATGCGGAAACGCGAAACCCTTGACGAGTTCACCGATCGCGCGATCGCTGCAACCGACGCTGGCAAGTTCATTCCGCCGATCGTCTATCTGCCGAAGCGGCTTCGAGCGAACGGGGTGCGGCTGACGGTGGACAACATCTGCGTCACCACCAATCCTCCGACAATCAAAGAGAACCACCTCCGTATCCTCGACGCTGATCCGCTCGGCTTCCTGATGGCGGTGATGCATGGCCAACCGATCCCCAGCTTTCATGTCACGACGGAAGGCTCAATTAGAGTGGAGTACCAAGTCCCTTGCTTCGACACGCGCGTCCAAACTGCGAAGTGGCTCGCGCACAAAGTAACGCTGCGGTCGAACGATCATAAAAGCGGCATACCTGTCGATGAAGGTGACGGCTGGAACGATCTAGTCGAGAAGCGCAACGCCAAGGAACGCGAGACCAATAACAACCCATAGGTTGTAGAAGATCAATCTTCTAACAACATGATTACTTAAGAAGGAATATCCGCTTGGCCTATAAAAAACCGATCAAGCGCACCGAACGCGAATGGGCGGCCCTCAAGCATTGGCTCGAAAACCCGACCGACGCGATCAAGGACTGGTTCAAGGTCACGCCAGATGACTGGCAGGGGGACGTGCTTAACGGGCTGTTCAAGCCGACAAGCACGGTGATGGACCGCATCGCGATGAAGGCGGCGCATGGCCCCGGAAAAACGGCGATCGACGCTTGGGCCGGGCTTATATTTCTGAACTGCTATGAGAATTGCCGCGTGGTCGCAACCGCGCCGACATTCGCGCAGCTTCACGACGTTCTCTTTCCTGAATTCGCAAAGTGGTCGAACAAGCTTCCAGAAAGGATGCAGGATGAATGGGTTATATCTGGCGGGCACATTCGCCATAAGCTCGCCCCATACGATTGGTTCGCTGTGGCGCGGACAAGCAATCAGCCCGCCAATCTTCAAGGCTTTCACGGCAGCCATCTGCTCATTCTCGCCGACGAAGGCTCCGCGATCCCACCTCCCGTCTTCGAGGTCATCGAGGGGGCATTGTCGGAAGCGGGCGAAGATGGCAAGGTCGCGAAGCTGCTGGTAGGGGGCAACCCTAACTTCAACAGCGGCGAACTGCACGACGCGTTCTATAAGAACCGTGATCTGTATGATCGAATTACGATCACGGGGGATAAGCCCCTGCTCACCAAGCTCGAAGTCGAACAGGGCGGATACCACGAAGATCATGGGCGCGTGTACTATAGCCCTAGGGTGAAGAAGAAGTATTGCGACATCATCGCGAAGAAGTATGGCATCGACAGCGCGGTGTACGACGTGCGCGTGCGGGGCATCTTCCCGCGCATTAGCGACGACGCGATCTTCCCGTTGGAATGGGCGGAACGCGCCGCGCTCAAAACGCCGCCTCCATTCGATAACGTGGCCGATGGCTTCTCGGTGATCTGCGATCCCAGCCGGGGCGGGGCAGCCGAGACCGCGATCGGGGTCGCTCGCAAGGGATGTCTTGTCGAGATTGAAGGTCATAAGGGGATGACCAGCGCGCCCCAGGTCAGCAATCAAGTTCACGAAGTCGTGCTGCGCTATAAGGCGATGGGGCTGCACCTCAACGAGATTATTGTTGATCAGCCCGGTGTCGGCGGCGGTGTCATTGATAACCTCAGACGGGATTTCAACTATCCAGTCCGTGGTTATGACGGCGGCAAGCCGCTCGTAAAAGGCGTGGACCCGGATGAAGACTGCAAGATGTTCGCCAATCGGCGCGCACGGGATCATTGGGCGCTGAGGCGCAAGCTCGAACAGAACACGCTGCCGATCCCTTACGACGAGGTAATGCTCGCGCAGATGGCGAGCATCAAGTACCACTACAACAAGACGGAGAAAATTCAGGTCGAGGGCAAGCAGGACATGAAGGACCGGCTTGGGCCGGAAGCCTCCCCTGATCGCAGCGACGTGCTGGTGATGGCGAGCGCACCCTATTACAGCGGCAGCGAAGTCACCTCAGTTAACATTACGGAGGAAGACATCGTCAGCGGGGATGACCGGCCCACCACGGAATATCGCGAGGCTATGGACATGGGGCTGGTTTGATGCTAGACAGCTTCGACAATGACCGATGAACAGTTCCACACGATCAACCGCAAGCTGGATTTCATCTTCCGGCTGCTTCTCATAAGGGAGAAAGCACTGATGGCTACGCTTAAGGATATCCAAGACGAAATCGCCGCCGAGACCTCGCTCGACACGGGGCTGCTGGTCCTGATCAACAAGCTGGTCGCCAACCAGAACGATCCGGTCGCGCTCCAAGCCATCCTGACGGGGATGCAGGCCAACATCGCGCCGCTCGCCGCTGCGCTCCAAGCCAACACCGGAGCCCCGGCTGCTTAACTCCCTTCTCCCCTGCCAACGGGGAGTGGGGTAGTGGATCAAGGCCACCGGTAAAACGGTGGCCTTTTTCTTTAACTGTGCTATGGTGCCGCTTCACTTGTCCGGTCCTGCGTTTGCGCGCGGACCAAGGCACTTGAGATCGAGACCCGGCGAACCCAGCGTCGCACCCCGCAAAGGGTCCCATGCATAAGGCAGCCGGGTCTCACCCTCAAACTCTCCAAAACTTTCGCGCTAAGTCATTGTTCTTCTGGAACCGTTTCAACGACTTATTTGCTTTCTACAGCATAATTAGTGTACTTTGTTAACCATGTTGTTCCAGATTGATCAAGGAATTGGTCATTTTACCAGAGAGCCGCCTTAGACCCCCACTTCCCTGACGACGGCAGGGACGTGACCGCTCCCGTGTGAGAGGGGAATGTTTCGACACGTTCAGCGGATATGTCTTGACAGACGACACGTCCCGCTTTCCGCGACCCCTGCTCCGATCTCCGCTATAATGGCGGATCACACGGGGCAATCATGTCAAAACGGAAAACGAACGCGCAAGGTCGTCCGCGCGCCATCGAGGGCGAGCAGCTTGTCGTAGGCAACGACCTGCTGGCAACGATGATCGACCCAAAGCAGGGCGGCGTCTATTTTCTCACGATCGACGAGATCGTCGCCCGCAAGGGCTGGGCCACCTACAAGGAAATGCTCCATGACGATCAGGTGAAAGCTTGCTTGGAGTTCAAGAAAATCTTGGTTGTGGGCCGCGCCTTCGAGTTGAAGCCCGCCGATGACAGCTCAGCCGCCGCGTTGCAGGCGAAGTTCGTCGAGGAAGTCTTCTCCCGGCTCAACATCGAGGAAGTGCTGCACAACGCCCTGACGGCGTTTGAGTTCGGTTACAGCCTCGCGGAGCAGGTTTTCGAGCGCGACATATGGGACGCGAGGAACGACGGAGACGGCAAGCAATATGTTTTCCTCAAGAAGCTGCAACACCGCGATCCGCGCGATCTGGTCCTCAAGATGGACTATCACGGAAATTATGTTGGCATGAAGCAGTGGGGCGTGGCGGGCGTGCCTAAGGGCGTCGTCGAGCTTGCGCCGGAAAAAACCTGGCTTTTCACGCACGACAAGCGTTTCGGCAACCTATATGGTCAGTCGGACCTGCGCGCCGCCTATCGCTCGTGGTGGGCGAAGAAGTTCGTGATCCAGTTCTGGAACGTCTATCTCGAACGCTTCGGCGCTCCGATGACCAAGATGACCTATCCGCTGGGCGCTAGCGACCAGTTGAAGACTAACCTCAAGACGATCCTCTCTAACCTGTCGAGCAAGACCGAAATCCTCGTGCCGGAAGGCGTCAACGTCAACCTCGTAGAGGCGACGCGCGGCGGCAACGCGGGCTACGAACAGGCTCTCAGCTTCCATAACAACTCAATCGCGCGTGCCATGCTCATGGTGGCGCTGCTCGGCGCGGATGGCGACGCCAACCGGCAGACGGCCAGCACCAGCCAGTCGTTCCTGCACGTCCGCATCCTGTTCAAAGTCGCCGACCAAATTAGCCAGAAGCTCTCCGCGAGCCTCATGGAGCAGGTTATTCGCCCCCTGCTCGACCTGAACTTCGAGACGCCAGCCTATCCCGATTTCATCTGGCAGGATTACGGCCAGTTCGAGGGTATGGCAGTCGCCGACGAAATCCGTCAGCTTCATGCAGCCGGTATTATTGAAATGGATCAGCGCGACGTGAATTACGTCCGTTCGATCCTGGGCCTGCCGTTGCGCGACGAACTGGATGACCCGGATGAAGTGATCCGTCCGCAACCGCTGCCGCCGCCCGGCGGCGGGGCAGGTCAGCCGCCTGCGCCGGAAGACGGCAACACGCGCGCCGACAAGGGCGGCGGTAAAGGCAAGCCCACGGGCAAGCAGCCCGGCACAAAGGGCGGCACGCCTAAGCCCGCGCAGCGCGAGACGACCAACTCGCAAAAGCATTTCGCGCTCGTTCTGAGGGAAGTTGAAGAAGAAGCGGCGGAGTAAATGAAAATCCTGGGGGCAGACGGCGATGAGATCGTCCTGATCGACAGCGACAAGCTGCGCGGTCCACCGGGCAAGGATGGAGCTTCCATCACTGGTCGGCCCGGCGCGCGTGGCCCGCAGGGACAAATTGGACTGACCGGTAAGCCCGGTAAGTCAATTTCAGGAAAGGATGGCGTCGATGGTCGCTCGATTATCGGTCCAGCGGGAAAAGATGGGAAAGACGGTGCGGATGGTCGTGATGGTGTCGATGGCAAGAATGGCCGCGACGGCAAGGACGCTGTTCTCCCTGGCGGAGGCAAACCCGGTGACACTCTCACGTTCGGCCCCAGCGGCGCACCCATTTGGGCCGGTATCGCTCCGGTAAGTCCGTTCGCCGGTCCCGGCAACCGCACCAAGTTCAACTTGATCAATTCGCGCCTCTCGGCGCTAGAAGCCTCCGGTTCGGGTGCCACTTGGGCGACATCGACCTGGGTTGGCAGCGGCTACCAGCCGATCGGCAATTACGCGAACAGCAGTGACGTGTCGAGCTTCTATGCTCTCAAGACCTCGGTGCCAGTCACCGCGTCGTTCGCTGCCAGCGCAGACGTATCGAGCTTCTACGCACTCAAAACCACCGACGCTCTGAAAGCGGCGAGCGCCGACGTGAGCAGCTTTTATGCGCTCAAGACTTCTGTTCCCGCCACGGCGTCGTTCGCCGCCAGCGCAGACGTATCGAGCGCTAACGCGACGTTCGCGCAATCCAGTGCCCTGCTCACCACTAGCATCTATGTCTCGTCGAATTACCAGCCGCGCGGCTTCTTCGTTACCAGTGATGCGAACTATAGCAACAGCACCTATATTGGCAGCTTCTATGCGCTCAAGACTACCGTGTGGCAGCCAGTCGGCTTCTATGTCACGTCCAACGCGACCTATGCCGACAGCACCGCGATCAGCAGCACTTATGCGCGCTTCATGGGAAAGACCGAAACATGGAGCCTTGCCGCCCCTGCCTCGCGTACAATCGCCAATAGTATCGGCTGGTCGTTCTGCACGACCAGCACCACGATCACCAGTGCCTTCATTACGATGCCGACCTCTCCGATCGACGGGCAGGAATACGTTTTCGGTACGGTGGGCGCGATCACCTTCATAACGCAGACAGTCGGCCCTGGCAGCGTCCAGTTGCTCCGCAACCCTTTGACTACGGCTGCGGCGGGCGCGGCGGCAGCATGGAAGTGGACCCTTGCAAACACGACATGGTTTCGCGTCCGGTAAATGCCGCGACCGGGAGACCAAATTGCGCTACAATGCTCACCAACATGGACGAAATTCGATGACACTTTTAGCGTCTCTCCAAGCAATTGCGACCGCTTTGGCGGACATTCTCTCGAAGACTGCCTCGGTGAAGGCGGCTCTCACCGACCTCGGGACCTTTCTCACTACGGTCTAAGGCCAGCGCGCTGCTGCGCAGCGCGAAGAATATGGCGGAAGTCAGCACGGCCCTGGACACGATCCTAGGAATGCTGACGCCGCCTCGAAAGCGCCGGGCTTATCCTCGGCAAACTCAATCGCGACAAGACGCGATTTTGAACCACAGGTTCCACGGACCCAGGAGTGAATGAAATGATCAACGATCCAATTCCGCCCGCTGTCGAAGCTGTCGCCGTGTCCTATTGGGCTAAGGGCGTCGCGCTCGTAAAGGGCTATCCGAAGACCACGCTCGGTATCCTTGTGCTGGTCGTGCTGTTTTTCGTCATCTTTTAAGGAACTTCGATGGGACGCTTCTATCCGCGTAACGCGCAGTCGCGTGATGGCGCTCGTCAGGGGCCGGATCATATTTCCGGCAATAGTCCACGTCAGCAACGTAGTAAGCGTGATGATGACGTGAACAACTTGTATGGTCGCGCCTCTACCTTCGCTCTGGCTTCGACTGGTGCGAACAGCGTCGCCGCGTCCAGTTTGGTCGCGGGCTTCAACGGCGTGGTGTTCACCCTTACCGGTGCAGATCAGTGGGCAGGCGATGTCGCTGGCTCGCTCAAGATCAACTCTCTGATCGCCGGGTTGTCCGGTTCCGGCGCGGCTGGCTTGCAGGCGTCTCTGAACGCCGCCGCCTTCTCGCTGGACATCAGCATGCGGAAGTTGAACGTCAAGTTCCCGGCCACCGCCGCCTATTCGATCGGTGCGAGCCAGTCCTACAATTGGACCTTTCCAGAAGATTTCTTCATTTTCAAGGCCGGTGCGGTGACTGTCACCAGCGCCATGGTCGTCACCTTCGGAGCTTAAAATGGCCGGTGCAGGCGAGCGTTTCAGTATCGGTTCGATCTCGGCGGCGACTTCGCTGATGATCTGCCAAAACGATTATCTGCCCACGCGGTTCCCGCTGGGCGGCTTGAACCTCTGCTTCAATGCGAACTCCAATTGGCTCGGCACAGTGTCTGTGGACAACGGTGTCGGCATCACCGACATCACGTCTCTGCTGACCAACGCCGGTTCTGTCGGCGGGGCCGCTGGGCAAAAGCTTTTCCGTGTCGTGAATTTCTACCCCTGGAAGGTTTGGCTCAATGTGTCCTCCGTCGCGGGCAATGTAAACTATTCGGTGAGCATGTAATGACCAAGGGTATTGCCACAACCCTAACAGACCGGGAAATCTTCGCGGTTGGCACTTGGAGCGGCTCGCGCAAGGTCGTCGCGGATACCGCGTTCCTCGACCAGATCGTCGCGAGCTATGAGAACCTGAATTCAAAGGTCAACGGCTTCGCCATCCCGATCAAGCTGGGCCACAACAAGAAAGTGGGCGAGCCCGCCTACGGATATGCGACCAACGTGCGTCGCGAGGGCAGCACCCTGATCGCCGACTTTACCGACATGGCCCCCGAAATCGTGGACGCCATTCAGCAAAAACGCTACAATGCTGTTTCAGTGGAGTTGTGGCCCGAAATCGAATACGCGGGCGTCAAATTCTCTCAGGTTCTCAGCGGCGTTGCGCTTCTCGGGGCTGAATGGCCCGCCGTCAAAGGTCTCCAACCACTTTATGCGTCAGAGTTTACCGGCGACGGTGCGCTCACGCTCTCGAAAGAGGAAGTCGAAATGCCGAATTTCACTCAGGAACAGCACGAAGTCCTTCTGGCCGCAGCCGTTGCCGCCGCCGTAAGTGACGCGGGGACGAGCTTCACCGCCCAGGTCGCCGAACTGTCGGCCCAGGTTACCGCCGCCGCTGCGCGCGCCGACACCGCCGAAGCCGCTCTCGCGCTGTTCGCCGAGGAAGCCGAGAAGAAAGACATCGCCGCGATCATCGAAGCCGCCGAGAAGGCTGGCAAGATCGTCCCGGCAAACAAGGCCAGTGTGGTCGCGTTCGCGGAAACCCTCCGCAAGTCGATTGCGAAGCCGGAAGACCGCAAGGTCGCTATGGCGTCGTTCAAGTCCTTCGTCGAAGCTCTGCCCAAGAAGGTGGACTTCACCGAGGAAGCCCGTTCCGAGGGCGAGCGCCCCGGTGGCGAGGCAATGACTGCGGGTCAGGAAGTCGTGAACCGCGTCGCCAAGCTTCGTCAGGCCGACAAGGGTCTATCCTTCAAGGATGCGATGGCGCAGGTCTTCGCCGCCGACGACGATCTCAAAAACCGTTATGCAGAGGAAAATCGCTAATGTACTCGAACAACCAGCGCAATGAGGCTTTCGTTGCCAGCGGCGATCTCTCCGCCTGCGTCAACCGTATCGTCTCCCAGCTTGCCGACTTCAAGGTCGGTCTCGCCACGGCGGGCACCGGCTTCGGCGTCCTTGCCAATGAGCCGAAAGACAAGGAACATGCCTCCGTCGCCACCGATGGCGTCGTGATGGTTCGCGGCGGTGCCGCCCTGACTGCCGGTCAGTACATCACCGCTGCGACTTCGGGCTGGGGAGTGGTTGTTACCTCCGGCGCGGGCGCGGAAGTCGTCGGTCGCGTCGAGGCCGGTTGCGCCTCGGGTATGCTCGCTGCCGTCAAGCTGGGCCAGTTCTACCGCGCGAATAGCGTCGGCAACTAATAGGAGTTTTCAATGCCTCTGCAAACTGGCCGCGACCTTCATGTCGATCAGGTTCTCACCAACTACGTGGTGGGACGGCGTCCGCCCGGCTTCATCGCCGATCAGATCGTCCCTGTCTTGCCTGTCAGCAAGCGCTCGAACCTGTACTACAAGCGCAACTACAAGGAAGGCTTGATCTATACGCCGAATATGGACCGCATGGCTCCCGGCGCTGCGGCTCGAGAGGTCTTCTGGACCGTGTCGAGCGACACCTATTATGCCGAAAAGTTCGGCCTGGGCTCCTACTGGACGACCGAAGACGCGGTGAACGCGGATGAAGTCTTGCAGCTTGATCAGGAGACCGCCGAATTCGTCACCGATCGCCTGCTCATTTCGTATGAAATGCGCGTCGCCAACGCGATCGGCACCAACGTCTTCACCACGACCCATGTGAACACCGCTTGGTCGAATACCACCGGTTCGCGCCCCTACGACGACATCACCAATCAGATCGAGTTGTTCCGCGAGCAGAACACCCTGCGCCCGAACGTGGCGATCATCCCCGAGAAGGTGATGCAGAACCTCCGCAAGTCGGATCAGCTTCGCGACCTCCTGTTCGGCGATCGCGGCGGCGTGCCGACCAACGAGCAGCTTCAAGGGTTGTTCAACATCGCCAAGGTGCTGGTCCCCGAGACCTTCGTGAATACCCAGGGTCCCGGTGAAACCTTCGCCGGTTCCGGCTCCATCAGCGCCGCCTGGGGCGATCAGATGACTTTCCTGTATGTGGCCGGAGCCCCCGGTCGCAAAGTGGACACCTTCATCCAGGGTTTCCGCTGGACCGACCCCGCGCTGGGCGTGCCCTTCGCGATCCGTCGCCTGCCGTATAACGCCAAGCGTATGCGCCAGGACATCGACGCCATCTACTATCAGGCCGAGAAGATCGTTTCTTCCGAACTCGGCTTCCGTGTGGACAGCCTCGTGTAAGATTGATCGCAACGGCCCCCGCTTCCCCCGCCGTGCATCGACAGCAACCCGTCCCTCGAAAGAGTGGACGGGTTGTCCGTTTTCGTGGTATGGCGACCGCATCAGGTGGGGGAATTCCAACAATGCAAATTACGTTCGCGTGCGGAGCTATGCCGTTCGGTCCTGAGACGCCTTCCAGAGCGAGCCTGGGGGGCTCCGAGACGGCAGCCTTGATGATGGCTAAGGCGGTAGCGGCGCGCGGCCACGAGGTCACCATGTTCTGCAACCTGCCGCCTGAGGGCAGGCCAGACTTCTTTCCCTCCGGCGAGAAGCACACCGATGGCGTCCGCTATGTGGACCTCAAGCATTACCAGAATTTCACCACAATTCACGCCGTCGATTTGTTGATCGTCCTGCGCGACCCAAATCTGATCGCCATTCCCGCCCAGGCCAAGAAGAAGGTCTTGTGGGCGCACGACATCTTCACCAAGCGTGGCATGGGTCGGGCGCTGGATCAGATCGCCTTCACCTTCGACGAGATTTGGGCCGTCAGCGAGTGGCATAAATACCAGATCGCGGAAGCCACCGGCTATCCCGAGAACCGGATCGTTGCTCTGCGCAACGGCATCGTGAAGTACGCCGACATCATTGACATGCCGCGCGCCGAGAACCAGCTTGTCTATGCGTCGCGCCCGGAGCGCGGCCTCGAAAACCTCGTGAAGCCGGGCGGCGTCATGGAGAACCTGCCTGAGTTCAATCTCGTGGTCGCCATGTATGAGCATTTCCCCAAGGATATGGAGGAATTCTACCGCTATATCTTCGACTGCTGCCGCCGCCTGCCGAACGTCACCCTGCTCGGCGGCAAGCCCAACGCGGAACTTCGCCAAATTATCAAAGAAAGCGCGGGCTACATCTACCCGACGCAGTTCGAGGAAACTTCCTGTATCTTGGCGCGCGAGTGCCTTGAACAGGGAACGCCGTTCCTGACTACTAGCGTCGGCGCGTTGCCGGAAACGCTCGGCGACGAAGGCATCTATTTCGAGGATTATCTGTTTGCTATCGGGGTAAAAGAGCCCGAACGCGGCTCTACCGGCTGGTGCCAGTTGTTCGCCAGTTTTGTGCGCCATTCGTTGCGCCAGAAGGAAAAGATCGACGAAATCTGCGCGCAGGGCATGATGCGCGAAGACCTGTATTGGGATGGCGTCGCCGAAATGGCGGAGCCGCACTTCGCCGCGCCGTTCGGCACGCCGTTCTCTCGGCTGTGGTCTCTCATTCAGGACGGCGACGTGATCCCTGCACGGGCATTCTATTCCTCGATCGAACATGACACGCACCTCCTGGGCGGCATCGCCGAAGAACTCAAGCTCTACGACTTCATCAACGGTGACATCGGGGCCTACTACGACAAGTTCTACCGCATCAAGGACGTGGAAACGACGGAGCTTCATTTCACCGATCAGGTCACCGGACCGCGCTGCGCTGCGATCGCCGAACAGATCGCCACCCTACCGCCCGGTAGCACCATCTTCGAGTATGGCTGCGGCCCAGGCCACGTCCTCGCGCCGATGGCGAAGCTGTTCCCGCAGCATCAGTTCATCGGCTATGACTTCTCTGAGGCTGCCGTGGGCGTTGTCAATGCTGGGGCCGAGGCAACCGACCTGACCAATCTCGTAGCGAGGGCTACTCCGTTTGGCCCCTCTAATCCTGAGTTCAAGGGGTTCGACGCGGTGATCTGCTCCGAAGTGTTGGAGCATGTGGTAGAACCGTGGAAGCTTCTGCAAGAGGTCGAGGCGTTCGCTAAACCGGGCGGACTTATGATCATCACAACGCCGTTTGGCGCATGGGAGCCATTGAGCTACGAGAGCGACGGTGGCAAGCGCTGGCGCGAACGCTTCCACCTGTGGAGTATCGACCGCAATATGTTCAAGGCAATGTGCGACGGCGACAAGCCCGAGCAGAAAGCCATGATGATCGTCGCCCATCCCGCGACGGAGTGGATGCGTCCGATCGGCAACTTCCTGTTCACCTATCGCGCCGACCATCGCCCGACCAAGTCCGTTGACCCATACGTAAAGGCGCTCGCCCATTGGACGCGTGAGACCTGCGCCGCCGTGGTGATCGCCTACAACAATGAGGACACGATCCTGCGCCTGATGAACAGCCTGGACCGCAAGGTTCAGTATGTGCAGATCGCCATGGGACCTTCGACAGATGGCACCTATGATCTCCTGATGGGCTGGTTTCAGACCCATCCGTGGATGCGCTTCAACATCGTTGACGTGCCGAAGATCGAGCCGTGGAAGTTCGGCTTCGATGACGCCCGCAACGCCAGCACCAAGGACATTGCCGCCGACTGCGAATGGATGCTATGGATCGACACCGATGAATACCTCTCGGGCGAAATTAGGAAGTATCTGCGTCCGTCGTCGATGGATGGCTACCTCGTCGCCCAACATCACTTCACTGTCGAGCCGCGCGGCAATCCTCCCGAGATCGACCGCCCTGCCCGCCTGATCCGCAGCGATCGCGGCTATAAGGCATTCGGCCATATCCACGAGCATTTCGAGGTGCCCGAGGGTGGTCCAGGCCGCTGCATCCTCTTGAACGACGTGGACATCGGCCATGTCGGCTATGTCAACGAACAGACCCGGCAGGGGCGGTTCTTCCGCAACTTCCCATTCCTTGAATGGGAACACTCCACGAACCCGGATCGGAAGCTGCACAAATTCCTATGGTTCAGGGACATCATCCACAGGATGCGGTTTCAGCAGGACCCGAAGGCCCGCACTGCACTCGCCGAGGAAGCCGTTTCATACTATAATACGCACCAAATCGAAATGGGCGCTTTCGGGCCGGGACTGTTCATGTCCCTCAAGTATCTGTCAGAAGCCTATGCGGCTCTCAATCGGGGTACGCCAATCAAGGTTCAGGTCATGCTCGACGACCGGAACGCAGTGATCGAAGGTCGGTTCGAGAGCTATGAGCAGGTCGAGAAGGTCGTCGGCCAGCTTCTCGCAGACGAGTTCAAAACCCGCAACGACAGGTACTATTGATGTATGCCACGATCTCCGATGTCTTCAAGCGCTACCCGCTGGTCGAGAACGTCGTCGGCGCGGGCGTCGATCAGGTCGGCAGCGTGGACGTGTCGTCTGTCTATATCGCGGATAGCGAGAGCATCGTGAATGCTTACCTCTCGCGCCGCTATGTTCTGCCGTTAACAATCGAGCCGATCCTGACGTGGATCACAAGCGACATTGCAATTTACAGGCTGTTCGAGGACAAGCTGCCGCGCTTCCCCGATGCGATCGAGAAGCGTTATACGGCGGCTATGTCGATGTTGAGCAACATCCAGCTTGGTAAGATTGACCTGACGCTCTCGTTGCAGCAGGTCACTAGCGGCGGCGATCAGGATGCCTGGACCAGCGCCTCAAGCTGGGTCGGGCCGGTCTTCCAGCCCGCCGAGAGCATCACCAATGTCCAGTGTATCCACGATCCGTTTATGTGGACCGATCGCAGGAGCTTCTAATGCCTGTGATCGAGATTAAGCTTGAAGGCTTCGACGAGCTTCTGGCGGCTACAGGGAAGCTCCCCAAGGCGATATCTTCCCAACTCCCTGCCCTGTTCCGCAGCCTTGGCGTCGCCCTGGTGGACAACGTCAAGAGCCGTATCATCAGTCGTGACGGTGGGACCTGGGCGGGCGCGTCCAAGTGGGCGCGGGCGAAGACAGGTCAAAACTTCCCGACCCTCCTGGGCGCGGAGAAGTATGTCCGCATGTCGGTCAGCGGCACCACGCTCAAGGTCTTCGGTCAGACCGGCAAGTCGTGGACCCTAACCCAGCATCACGAGGGTTTCCAGAACGAGCTTTCCAGCGCCGATGAGGAACGTGATAGCGCCGGGCGCATTGTCCTTCAAATCAAGGACCCGGTCCCACTGAACCTTTATGCCGAATACCGCAAAAAGCGGGACGGCTCTGTCGTGCCGCGCGCCAGCGTGTTCTGCTTCGTGCCGAAGCGCGCCGGGCAGACGCCCGCCCGCCGCATCTGGCCTACCGAGGCCGAAGCCAACGAGATCGCCCAGCCGATTGGCTCGCGGTGGCTGGAAAAGGTCAAGCAGGAAGCCGGGTTCAAATGACTAACTTCGTAAATTACAAGCAAATCCTGATCGACTTCCAAACGGCACTTGCAGGGGCCACCCTGATCAATGGCTTGGTCTTGAAGAAGGTCTTTAAGAACGCGCAGGATATGGACTTCGACTACGTCAACATGCCGTTGGCGGACTGCCGCCTCAAGCACAACATCCCTTTGAATATGGCTGGGAACAGCTACTACGCCGACCTGATGGTCGAGGTTGAGATCGCCTGCTTTGACATGACCTCAAGGGACAAATGCGCTACAATGCGCGATGATTTGACGAACGCAGTGCAGCGGTTCTTCCAGCAGAACCCTCACTTCTCGGCGTTTGTCGATACGGTCCAAATTGGGGCCTGCCAGTTCGAGACGGGGGAAACCAAGGCACAAGGCGAGTTTATCGCGGCGGCCGTCTTGGAATTCCACGTCAAACTCTATTCGGAGACATAGTCAATGCCCAGCGGTAACGGCGGTCAAATTGCGTTCGCGAAGGTGGCCTCGCTCTATAGCACGGTCAACACCATCAATATTTGGGCGAACTTTTCCAGCGAGACGCTGGAACACAAGCTTGCGGAACTGAGCGAGACTTCGATCAACGGTCGGCGCGATCAGCCGAACGCCTATAAGGGCATCGACAGTGGCGCGGGCGATATCGTCATCGAGCCCAACCCCAACTTCTTGGGTCACCTCCTGACTTCGTGGTATGGCAGCGCCGTCTATACGTCATCGACGGTTTGCGGCGTCACCTCCACCGGTGCCAACAGCAGCCAGTTCGCTGGGGCGCAGGTCAACTACCATCGCTTCCAACCGTCGCAGACCGCTTGGAGCGGCTTCACCTATCTGGAACCCTACAACGTCATGGTCTATCGCGACGTGGGTTCCGCGTGGCTTTTCCAGGGATCAATCATCCCATCGCTCAAATTCGACCTCAAGGCGGGCGCGTTGCTGAAAGTGACTGCGACCGTCATGGCGCGTCAGGTTAACCTGATCCAGCGCACCGCCGCGATCCAATCCCTCGTATCCAGTGGCGGTCGCCCGTGGGTTTGGGATCAGGCGTCTGTCGAGCTTTCGACCGACACCTCCTGCGCCAACCTCGCCGCCGCCACCAACTTCGAGGAACTGACCTTAGGCTTCGATCTCCCGCATACCGGTGTCACGCTTCTGAATGGCACCAAGAATTACGGCGAGTTCCAGCCCTCCAACTTTCGCACGCTCAAGATCGACGGCACCATGTCGTTCCGCGATCAGGCCAGCTATCTGACCTTCAAGGCTTACGAGGCCGTGCGCCTTCGCGCCACTCTCTTGAACGTCAATTCCCTGCTCCTGCTGGGCAATCCGGCGTCCGCCGATCAAACCCTGTTTCAGGGCTACTTCGGTCTTCGCTTCCATGTTCCGTCGATGATCTTCACCTCTTGGTCCGCGCCGATGCCCGGCCCGAACCGGATCAGCGTGAAGTTCGCCGCCCGCGCTCAATATAGCGAGAGCGAAGGCTTCTCGTCCGTCGCGGAGCTTATCAACGTCGTAAACAGCGCGGCCTACACGACCACGTATTAAAGCATCAAGTGGCCGCGTGGGGCGGCTATCACCAGGGGGAATAAAATGAAAGCGGGCTTTTCGCTCACCAAACGCTTTGTGCCTAGCTTCAATGGGAACAAGGACCTTCCGACTGAGCAGCAGTTGATCGCCGTACTGGCGATGCCGGAGGTGCAGGACGTGTTCGCGATCCTTGAGCGCCTCTCTGCGGCTGGCTTCAAGGCCGGTGAAGCGTCCTCGGTCTCCATGTCTCAGGCCACGCAGATCGCCAAAGAGGCCGGTCAGTTCATTCCGAAATATGTGAAGCTGGATAATGCCGAGGACTTCTCGGTCGGCGACGTGATCAAGTATCCGCCGTACTTCCCGCTCGCCACCGAACTCCTGTTCGCGCTTGTTGACTTCGCCCAGCCGAACGAGGCCGACGTAAAAAACTCCTAAAGGCTGCCCGCTTCTGCGGCCAGCCGAGTGGAGACCTGCTTATTGGAGAACTGCGCACCGCAGAACAGCGGATGGTCAGTTTCTATGTGAGTTGGTTCAGTCGCGTCTATCAGTCAACCGAGAGCGGTTGGTCCGTCGCGCGTACTCCCGACAATAGGTCAGTCTCCGAGCAGGACGCATACTTTTGGTTTGCGCTGGAAATTATTGCGCGTGAACTGAACACAATGCGCGCCTTAGAACTCGCCAACATGCAGAGCGCCTAATATGGACTTGGGAATTATCGTCACTGCCTTCAACAATGCCACCGGACCTCTGAATGAGATCGACAGTGGTGTGAAGAAGCTTGGTGTTAGTTCGCAGGAAACCGCGAACCGTCTCAAGGCAATCCAAGTCGTTATCGGCGGTATCCTGCTCGAAAAGTCCGTCGAGCTTGGAAAGGCTTTTTTAGAAGCCTCAATCTCCATTCAGAACCTTGACGCCCGTATGGCGTCGTGGACTGGTGGCGCGCAGGCTTCCGGCGCTGTTCTCGAAGAATTCAACCGCAAGCTCGGCGCGTCAGGCGTCGGCATCGACAAGATGGGCGACGCTTTCATTAAGCTGCGCACCGCTGGTGTCGGCGTCGATGTAGCAAAAGCCACCATCGAGAACCTTGTCAACGGTATCGCCGCAGTGGGGACGGGCGATATCGCAGGTAAGCTCGACGCAGCCTCGTCCGCGTTTCAGTTGTTCATTTCGCGCGGCGTCGTCGGCGGCAAGGAACTGCGTTCCATTATCACGGATACTGGCTTGACAGTCAACGAACTCGCCAAGGCGATGTTCGGCGGAACCGATGCAGTTGCAAAGTGGAACGAAGGTCTCAAGGACAAGACCATCAGCGCGACTATGCTGATCGACGCCTTCAATAAGGCAGCCCAAGAGAAGTTTGGCGGTTTCGTCTCCCTGCTCGGCTCTACCGTTGGCGGCGCACTCAACCGGTTCAAATCTGATGTCACCCTGGCATTCGGAGAATTTGGAAAGGATAGCGGAGCCAATAATCAGCTTGCTGTTATCTTTCAAAATCTCGACACCGCCGTCGTCCAGTTCATCAAAGATATTAAGCCGGATGACGTTAAGAAGTTCGTGATGGTTGTTGGTGATATTGCATCTGTCGCCTATCAAGCTGCGACTATGCTGGTCAATGTCGGTGCCGTTGTTCTCGGTCTCTTGGATATTGCCGCGCGTTTCACGAATTCCCTACCCAGCGGAATGAAGGACGGTCTTATTGCAGGCGTCTTCTTGGGTCCTAAATGGGGTCTTGTGGTCGGCGCTCTTGAGCAAGTTAATTCCACTATCGCCTCCACGATCCTGTCCTACGATAAGCTAATGTCGAAGGTTGGTATCACGCAATCTATTCGGGATACCCATAAGTCCGCGATCGCGGGCGACGAAAAGGATTTGGCGAGCGCCTTATCTAATCCTGCGGGAAGTCTTGCCAAGTGGGACGGGAAGGATACCAGTTCTAATGCTTCTGGCTTCGTCGCTAAGATTATCGGTACGAAAGAGCAAATCCAAAAGGTCATAGACGATAACATCAAATTGGCTAATGAGCGGCTCAAGGTTGGTGGTATCACGCCAGACGATCAGCCGAAGAAGGATGTCTCTGGTAAAATCCGCGATGCGCGTGAAGCTTTCGCCTCGACCTTCGCGTCCGTCAGCGGCAGGGATGCGGAACTGGAAACGAAGACGGCTGGTGACACCATCGCCACTCAAATCCAAGCCATCAAGAACACCACGCAGGGCTGGGCCGACACGCTGATTAAGGCGAAGGATGCCCTACTCGCTTCCAAATTACCCCATCAAGAGATCGCTGACGACATCGCCAAGATCGGCGTTCTGCAAAAGCAAATTAACACCGATACCGATAAGGCAATCGCGCAGGCCATCCGGCTGAATGATCTCAAGACGGATCAGTTCAATACCGAGCAGGCTTCGCTGCGTCTCCAATTGACGCGGGAAACCGAGAAGGTTGACCTGGGAAATAACAAGTCGTCCTCCCCGACCTTCAACGCTCTGAGTAGCACTGGCGGCGGACAACTGATGGAGCAGGTTGCCCAGCAGCGGCAAGTCCTGACCGATAGCATAGCAAAATATACGGCGGATATCAGCAAGCTCACGAAAGAAGCCGTCGCTACACCGGAGAACGCTGGTCAAATTAACCAGACTATTGCGGTATATCAGCGCGCCATCGACGCTTCGCAGAAAGCTGTCAACAGCCTCACTGCCGAGAGTGCGCTCTCGACGCAGTTTTGGGGCAAGCTCGGCTCGACGATCTCAAACGATGTCGGCGGCGCGATCAGCGGGCTGATCCAGGGTACGATGACGTGGCATCAGGTCGGCATGAAACTGTTCGGCGACCTCGTCAACATGGCCGTGGAGTACATCGCCAAGCTTGCTGAAATGCAAATTTTGCAGGCCGCGATGTCTGCCGGTGGTGGCGCTGGGGGTGCGGGCGGCGGTCTCATGTCGATCATCGGCAGCATCCTCCCGATGATGGGCTTCGCCAACGGCGGCACATTCAGCGGCCATATCACTCCGTTCGCCAACGGCGGCTTAACTAATGGCCCTACCCTGTTCGGGATGATGGGCGAAGCTGGCACCGAAGCCGTCATGCCCCTGACCCGCGTTGGCGGCAAGCTAGGCGTCCACGCCTCGGGTGGCCAGAACCAAAGCAACTACCATATCCATGTCAACGCCATCGACACTCAGAGCGGCTTGCAGTTCATTGGTCAGCATATCTCGGCGATCGACGCTGGCTTGCAGCAGAACCAATCTCTCAATCGTCGCGCGGGGAATTACTAATGGCTCTCTTGGTATTTCCCCTACCGATCTATGCGATGATGACGCGCGAGAAGGCGTGGAACGACGACAGCAACATCTATGATAGCGGCGACGTACAGGGGTTCTCCAATTGGGTGCGCCCGCTCTATCGCTACACGATGCCGGTCTCGCTCTACAACGAGATCAGTCAGAATTCCCTATGGAATTTTTGGGACAAGGTCAAGGGGCGGATGACGCCATTCCTGATGAAGGACCCTTACGATAACGCCGTGAACTCCGCTGTCGTCGCCAATAGCGGCTTCGTGCAGGGGGGCAGTCTTTATATCTGCGACGCGGTGAACAGCTTCCCGGTGCGCGCCGACACCACGACCATCGGCTCACTGTGGAGCGTCTTGAGCGGCTTCGTCACGCTCGGCACGCAGTTCAGCTACTCTCAGGATAGCGGCATCCTGACCGTAAACACCAAGGCTCTCAACGACGTGTGGGCCGTGCGCAGTGTCAGCTACTACAAGAAGGTGAAGTTCAACTCTCAATATACCGAGACCGCGATCATGTGGAATACCTTCGCCACCGCGCTCACCTTCATCGAGTTGCCGTAATGTCGGTCTATCCTCAGGTCTCGCCCAACTCCGCATATTTCACCCGTCTGCAAGGCGACACCGTCGATCTAACGGAGCTTATCGACTTCGAGCTTCCTGGCGGCACAAGCTTCCGCTGGACGACCAGCAACCACGAAATCACATATACGCTCTCCGGCGTTCTGACGAACTACAAGACGTTCCCAGGTATGACGCCGGGCGGCTTGCAGCAAAGCAATAACATGCAGGTCGCTGCGGTGAACTTCATCATGCAGAACACAGGGTCGGCAATCCGAGACCTCCTGCTGAATGACTTCGCCCAGGCTCGCATCAAAGTTGGTCGCGTCTTCATCAGCACGCCTGACCTCGGGCGCATGGAAGTGTACAACGGGCAGGTCGGCGACTTCACTTATAACCGCACGCAGGTCACCGGGCAGGCGCGCAACATCTGGAAGTCGTTGAACATCCAGTGGCCCTACTACACCTATATGAACAACTGCGTGTGGCGCTTTGGCAGCGTTGGCTGCGGGATGAACACCACGTCGCTGACAGTTGCTATCACGTCGGTCAATGTCGGATCAAGCACACAGCTTGCGATCCTCTGCGCCAGCGGGATGATCACGCGGTCCTATGCGAACGATCGCTTCGACTTCGGGCGGTTGACCGTGACGGCTGGGGTGAACAGCGGCATCGTCCGCACCATCCGCCAGCATAGCGGCGACCTCATTACGCTGGCGAACGCCCTCCCGTTTCCAGACTTCACCGGCATCCAACTGGCCGTTTTCCCAGGTTGCCGCAAGCGCGTTCTGGAAGATTGCAAATCTCTCTACAACAATGACAAGAACTTTATGGGGTTTCCTTGGATCACCTTGACGCCCCTGCCCCGCTTCCGTGTGAAGTAAGCTGGCAGGACATCATCTGCAATCGCGCGATGGAATGGCTGAATACGCCATACGTTCCGCGTGCGCGCGTGCTTGGGGTCGGCATTGATTGTGGCACCCTGCTCTATGATTGCTATGACCGCGTTGTCGGTCCTCTCGCGCCTATGCCGACGAACTACGCGGTGGATTGGGCGGCGCATTGCGATGACGAGAAATACTTGGACTTTATCCAGCCCTATGTTAAAGAGGTTCCAGTGGTGACGCGTGGGGGCTTTACTCTTTATCATCTTGGTTTGGCATACGCGCACGCAGCCATCTACCTTGGCGGCGGCAAGTATATTCATGCCTGGGGCAGGCAGGGCGCGGGAGCCGTGACCATCACTCCTGAACGCGTGCTGCGTCATTTGAACCACGAACATCAACCCAAACATTTCGAGCCGAAATAATGGCAGCGTTTGTTCCATATCTTGTTGTCGGCGCGGTAGGCTTGATCGGCGAATGGCTGATTGGGCCGGGGAAGTCGAACAAGTCACCGATGCCGCAGTTGAACCAATCGCTGCGGGGCTCGCCGATCTATGTCACCTTCGGCACGAACCGCGTCGATGCGCAGGTTGTGTGGACGGCGAATTGGAAAGCCGTGCGCGGCAGCGGCAGCAAGAAGGGCGGTGGCAGTGGTGGGCTCGGCTCGGCCAAGGCTGGCGCTCAATCCGGCTACACCTACTTTTGGGACGTTGTATTGCACTACGGCTTCGTCGATGTCCCCTGCTTCATTGGTCGCGGCTGGGTTGGCAACGATCCGGTGCGGCGCGATCAGATCGAGACGTTCGACGCCGGTATCCCCGGTGCCGACTTCACCCTGATAGGCAGCCACTATACATCGGTCAATTCCAATACCGTCAAGCTCTATTATACCGAAGCCAACGTCAATCCTGGCTACCCTACCGGCGACACTCAGCTTGAAACGTGGCCTTACTTCGCCTCGCAGACCGGATTGAATTGTGCGTGGCCCAGCACCTTTTGGATTGGCTTTCGCCAGTTCAACCTTGGTCAGTCCGCACAGCTTCCGCAGCTTGGTCTTGAACTTGTACCAACGAACATCCTTTTCGCGCCGACGCTCGATGGTTTCGAGGGTCTTACGTCCAATGCGCTCAGTAATTATTTTCAAGGGGCGTCATACAATGAGGACGACAGCGGCGTCGTATGGGTCGGGCAGGGAGGCGGCGTTGCCCCGAATGTTCTGTCATTTGTCACTCCAGCAAATACTGGCTTAGTAGCCGTCACGCTGACACAGTTTCAATCGGACGCCGTCGCTCTTAGCCTTCCACTCGCGAGCGACGCCAGCTTCTCGTGGGTGACGACCCTTTTTATCCCCGGTACGCCATATGCCTATGTGATGGCGGAAACTCTGCATGCCGCCAACCAACTCAATTGCCTGGGGGTCTGTTATAAGATTGAGACCAACGGGACGATCTCGCGGCAGGGTGGCTTTAGTTTCCTCTACGCCGTGTTGAGCGGCGGACGCCTCTTTGATGCTCATGTCGCGGCGATCGGCTGCATCGGCAACCAAGAAGTCTCTATCGCCTATTGGTCGGCGACGACCGGTTCAGGTGACGGCTTCACGAGCAACCGTGCGACATGGCTGATGTCCCTGCCGAACCCGACGACGATCCTTGGCAGCACCACCATCAACACGGGACTGCCCCCGAAGTTCGCAGAGATCACCGAGGTCGGCCAATCCTTCCTCTGTAACCGCAGCAACCGCAATTTCACCGATGACTTCCGCACTCATATCCCCGGCGGCTTCGTCGATGCGCAGGATGGCACGAACTATTGGTTCTTCCGCTATGTCTCGGCGGAAGAATTCGCGTGGCAGGCGGCGCACTCGGCTGGCACGATCGGCTACAATGCCTATATGGCTGGCCTCGCCTCAACCTATCCGAGCGGCTGTATGTTCGGTACTAAGTTCGGCGGCGGCAGCTATAGCGGCATGGCCGCGCACAACGATTACTTTCAGGACGTGGACGGCAGCAATATGGTGCCATTCGCCGATGAAGGGTTTAACAAGGCTGGGATCATCAGTGGTAGTCCCTATGACTGCTATTACCCGCCGAACGCCAGCGATAGCGCGCACGCCATGATCACTCGCCCCTATAGCGATGATCATTATAGCTGCCGCGTTCGCATGTTCCTGAATTACGGCGACCATGCCGTCTTGTCCACGACGATCACCGGGCCGTATGCGACGCAGGCGGACCTCGGCGAAGGTTCGTCCCTACCCGTCCCAAGCAGCATCATTCCATATCTGTCGTCGAGCTTCGGCATCTATGTCGCCATTCAGTATGATGGGTCGAGCTTCAACCCTGGCCGCACCACTTCCCTGTTTGGTCAGATCGACCCGCATGGTCTTGACGTGACGCCCGCCTATATCATCAAGCGCATCTTGACTAGCAAAGTATGGGGTTTCCAGACGGACGCCCTGTTCGGTTATTCGATTACGGATGCGACCATCAATCAAATAAGTTATGAGGACGCGGTGCAGTATTGCGTCGATAATGGCATCTATGTCTCGGTGACGTACAACGGGCAGGACAGTATCCTTAATACTATCAATGAACTTCTGTCGCTCTACAATGGCTACGTCGTAGAGCATGGCGGCGTGGTCTATTTCGGTGTAGTGCGTGCGAACGACGTGCCTATGCGGACGATCGACAACACGCGGTTGATCTCTCCTGGTCCTGGCAAGCCTCCCGTCAATGTCACTAAGGGTGCAGCACAGGACGGCTACAACATTGTCGAGTTCCAGTATCTCGACCGCAGCTTGGAATATCAGCAGAACCAAATATGGGTGAGCGACGAGGTTGATATCGACTTCACCGGTCCGCGCGTCAAGACCTATCAGGCTAAGTTCGTTATGTCCGGTTCGACCGCGTTCCAATGCGCTGAGCGCGCACTATGGAGTAATCTCTATGGTAAAGACAACTACGCCTTCCAGCTTGGTGTCAAGGACGCAGACCTTCGCCCCGGTATGCAGGTCACTCTGGTTGATAGTTTTGACAATACGCTCTCTGCTGGTGTCCAGGCGATCATCACCGAATGGAAAGAGAACAAGCGGTTCACGTTCGACGTGAAGGCCGTCCGCGTCTATGACGACCACCTCACCTCGACCCATGCTTTCACTGATACCGGTACGCCCGGTCAGGGCATCGGTAGCATGGTTCAGGACGTAGCCCCGCCGATCGCGATGCGCGCCTACGAACTTCCGACGCAGTTCCAGCAATCCCAGGCGTTCATGTATGTCGGCTACAATCAGGGCAGCCTAATTATGGGCTCGCAGCTTTGGCTGTCCGCCACCGGTACGACCTTCACGCAGGTTGACGACGTGCAGCCCTTCCCGATCAGCGGTCTCCTGGCGCAGCCGCTCCCTGTCCGGCCCTGCGGTTACGTCGAGAGGGGTATAAAGATCGTTATGATGCCGAGCAGCCTTTACAGTGTGGCGACGCCGACCTTCGTGCAGACCAGCGACATCGAGGACACCGCGATGAGCGCGCGGCAGGCTGGCCTGACCTGTATGATCGTCGGCAGCGAAGCCATCGCGATCGAGGGCGCGGTTCTCACCGGACAGAACCAATATACTGTTGCCAAGGCTTATCGCGGCTGGGGCGGTACGCCGATCTCGGCTCAGAATAGCGGGGCTTACTGGCATCACCATGGCGACGGCATGTTCGCGCATCCCATCGGTATCGCCGATATCGGCAAGATAATTTATTACAAGGTACTGCCGTACAACTTCGCGGGCGATGTCCTGTCAATCTCGTCGGTCACCGCCAACACTTATATGATCCGTGGTGATTACTGGCTGCCGCGCGAGCAGCCGCCGACCCGGCTCTATGTCGCGAGCGCCCCGTCGTGGAGCCCGAATTCGCCGATCATTGGACCATTCATCACAGTGACCAGCGGCGGCAGTGACATCATTATGAAATGGCGCAACTCCGCCAATGAAGAAGGCTTCGGGTTCGGAGGCTTCGGTAATGCCGGGGCAGGGCACTTCACGGCGGACGTTACGACGCCGAGCTATCGCGTTGACGTGATGTCAGTCAACGGTGTCAAGGTATCCTCTTTCGTAGTCAATACGGGCTATTTCGACTATACTGTCTTGCAGAATATCGCCGACTTCGGCAGCCCGGCTGGCAAGCAACTCGCGTTCAAAGTGACGCCATTCAATTCGCTGGGCGACGGCTATGTGGCGGATACAACCTCAATCTCAATGACGTGGTGATAGGATGACGACCCCCGACAATCAATTGCCGATCCTGACGACTGGCGCGTCAAATTGGGATAGCGACCTCGATGCTGCCATGCAGATCATCGAGCGCGGCTACCATGTGACCGCTCAGGCTGGCATCGCCGTAAACACCGGCAACGTCCTGTGGCAGAACAGCGGCGGCTTCTTCTTTCCGTTCGATCCGAATTCCACCGCGATATTCCCCGCCGCCATGGCATTTACCGCCGCAAACTCCGGCGACAGCGTCCAGCTTCTCTTGCGCGGCATCGTGCGATCTCTGGCGATCAACTCCCCTGCCGTCCCAGGTCTGCCGATCTATGTCTCGATCCTGACGCCGGGCTTGATCGTTGCGACCAATAGCGGGACGAACCGCAAGGCAGGGTATGGTCTGCCGGGCTACGGGGTTCTGTTCAATCCGGCCAACGTATTCGACGGCGTCGCGACTTCATACGTCCCTACGTTCTCTGTGCAATCCTCGCAGATCGCCGCTGTCGTCGGCTCTGTGCATACCTTCACCATGTCGCTGGGGGCGAACCAGGGTTGGAACCGGCGCGTGCGGATCAATGCCGCCAGCGCCACTCATGTCGAGATCAAGTTCTTCGCGGACGCGGCGCGCACCGACCTGCAATACCAGACCGCCAGCGGCGGCGTCACGGGCGTCGGCAGCTTCAACGATCGCGCCGGTTGGCCGCTCGATAGCAACAGCGGAACGATCTACGGGTCGTGTCAGGTGTTCTCGTGGGACGTGACCACCGACACGATCAATATTCAAGGACATTGGGAGGTTTAAGTGGCAGAGTGGTTTGTAGATGCCTCGATCAGCGGTGGCAACGGGACTGACCCTGCTTCGGCTTTCCCGAGCGTTGGCTCGATTACTTGGACGGCGGGAGACCGCGCCTGGGTGCGCAACACGCATTACGAATTCCTGGGCTCGTCCGTCTATCTCGGCACTGCCATGGGCAGTCCGAGCTATTTCTCGCAGTGGCATAACGTGATCGGCTGGCCGCAGTCCGACGATCCGTGGTACGACATTCGCCCGGCGCGCGGCACGACTGTCGGCTGGGATGCCGACGTTCCTTCTACCGCCGTCTATTCCGTGTGGGGAATTAAGCAACCGACCTTTGCCACCTCCGTCAGTGCGAACATTGGTATTGGCTTCCTCCTGCCGGTCGGCGGCAGTGTGTTCAATGTCTGCTTGCAGAACAACGGCAACATTATGAATATGTGGTCGTCGCAGGGTGACCAATGGCAGCGCTATCTCGACAACGTCACCTTGCTCTGCAACAGTGGGACGTTCCCTGGCGGCGGCTCCGTGGCGATGCGGTTCAATGCCTCTCTCGGCAAGATCACCATTCCATGCAGCACCAGCGGCACGTTCGGCACCGCGATCATTGGGTCCTCGATGGCCTCGATGCGTCACCTCGTCATCCCGGCTCCCGGTATCTTCCCTTATCTTTTGGATTGGAGCGGCTCGAACATGCTACACATTGGGCATATCGAAGTGCAATGCGCCAGCTACAATCTTGCGTTCGGTGCCGTCACGCCGCTGATCAGCGGCCCCAACATCACCACGGACGGCATGTTCCACGTTGGCCGGATCAGCGGCAAGCGCCCAGCGGTCGGCGTGGCTTCCACCGGCATCCTGGGGTTCAACGGTATCCAGATCGACGACTATTTCGGGGACGGCCCGATGATCAATCCCTCTCCAACGCAACCCTCTACGCGGGTTGCGTCGATCAACGAAGCGGCGTGCGACATTGGCTCCGGCGCTGTGCGCGCCATGATCTACAACGTCGCCAGTGTAGTAGCTGCGGCCCAGCGTTATGCTGGGGTTTGGGGAAACAAGCCTGTCATGCGGGGCTACTTCGACGTGGCCAGCGGAACCCAGCTTGAGGTGCGCGTTCCACTCTATATTACGGGCGTCGCATCGCTGACTAACGGCACGCTGATGGCGCACCTGTTCGCCGCTGGGACAAAGGGCACGGTCTGCAACTCGGCCACCCTGCTCGTCGGGACGCCCGCCGCGTGGAGTGGGTCCCTGATCACGGCTGGCAGCGCGTGGATTTTCAAGAGCGTCTTCCATCCGACCGAGACCGCTAGTCAGGTTCCGTTTGAAATCTTTCCTCCCGTCTTTACTCAGGCCACCAGCGGGCTGGCCCTGACGGGCGCGGCCTACTTCGGCCAACCCTATAAGGTGTAATCATGGCTGGCCGTCTTGGTGCTTATGTGCCCGCTGCAAGTCAAGTCGCCAACGGAAACCTTGGCGCGGAGCAAGTCGGAACTGCCCCTTCTGGCGGCGGTGGCGGCGGTGGATCGTCTGGCTCCGCGCTTAACCGCTTGTTTCCGACTGAGGCTTCGCTGCGCTCGTTTCCGAAGGACGCGATCCGCTCGTACCCTCGCGCCTAATCGTCTATAATGTCAGCTTCAACCCACCAGGATCGCACAACAATGTCAGGTATTCAGCACGCCCAAAACGTCGTAGTTTTGGCGGTTCCGGTCGCATCATGGTGGACCCACGCCCCGGAGATTTGCACGACCGCTGCGGCGTTCATGGCGTTTCTCTACTACCTTCTGTACTTCGCCAAGGAAATCGCCATCTGGCGCAAGGGCTGGCATACCGTCCACACCACGACCGTCAGCGAAACTGTGACGGAGGATCATAAGGTCGTCGCTGGGAAATCTCCCGATGTTAGCCAACCTTAAAACCGGCACTCTCAAATTCCTCGAATTCGCGAATTGCCTTGACGACGACAGTAAAAAGCTGTCGCCGGTAAAGATCAATGCGTGGGGCGCGAACATCGCTGTCTTCTCCACATTCGCGGCAACCGTGTTTGGCTGGACAGGGGGGCACCTTCAAGGTATTGAGAGCCTGTGGGGCGGAACGATGACATGGCTTGCTCAAGCCCACGTCGTTCATCATTTCGATAAGCGCGAACGGAACATCAACGAAGCGCGCTTGATCCAAGCTGGGGGAAAAGATGTTTAAGCTGTTGTGGTCCGCCGTTCTCGGCGGCAATCCTGCGTCGTGGGGCATCGCCGCCCTGGTCGCGGTCATGGTGCTGGGCTCAACCTTCGGGGCTGGCTTCTACGAGGCGACCAGGGTTCAGGCTACGGCAACGGCATCCGTGGCAGTTAAGTCCGCCAAGGCCCAGGAGAAGCACGATGTCGCGCAGCACGCTGCCGCCGTCGTGGTCTCCAACGACACTCGGAAGGCCGACGTGATCCACGACACGAAGATCGTCACGCTGATCCAGACGATCCACGATCAGGCCGCGCCTGCGGTCTGCGACCTGTCGCCGAGCGACGCCGATGCACTGAACAAAGCCGCATCATACTAGGGGTTTCAATGAGAACTGTTTTCGCCATGGCGCTCTGCGCCATGCTATCTGCTTGCGCGTCCGCAACGCCCGTCGTGATGGGCCACTGCGAGTTGCCCGAAGCTCTTGCACAGAAGTCAATCCCCCTTGATCCCGTGACGCCCGGCATGTCGCTCGGCGCGCAGATCATCCAATGGGTCAAGGATCGCGGCCACGCGGCGCGGTCCGACAAGCACGCCGACGACCTGATCGACTATGTCGGGAAGCAGTGCCAGTGAGACGGCACCTTATCATCCCTGACACTCAAGTTCGCCCGGGCGTCCACCTCGATCACCTCGATTGGATCGCCCAGGCCATCGTCGATTATCGTCCCGATGTCGTGGTGCATATCGGCGACCATTGGGACTTCCCGAGCTTGAATAGCCACGACCAGCCGGGCTCCGCTCCGCTTGAGAACAAGCGGTATATGGACGACCTGACGATCGGCAACGCCGCGTTCGCGCGCTTGGTTAAGCCGATGGAGGACGAGATCGCGCGCACCAACAATCCAAAGCTCCATCGCAAGGGTTGGAGACCGCGCAAGATATTCTGCACCGGCAACCACGAGACGCGGGCCGACCGCGTGGCGAACAACGACCCGAAGCTTCTCGGTTCTATCGGCTCGGAAAACTGTGACGTGCGACACTTCGAGAGACATCCATTCCTTGAAGTCGTCGAGGCGGACGGTATCATCTATAGCCACTACTTCCAGTCGTCGCATAGCAACCGTCCGATCGGCGGTACGATCGTCAATAAGCTTGGCAGGATTGGATCATCCTTCGTCCACGGTCATGTGCAAGGTCTGGACATGGGCACCAAGATCATGGGCAACGGCAAGACCCTTTGGGGCTTCCAGGCTGGCTCCTGCTACACCCACATTGAGGATTATCGCGGCGCGCAGGGGCAACGTCACTGGCGCGGCATCTTGGTGCTGAACGAGGTCGGCAACGGCGAGTGCAGTCCGATGCCCCTGACCCTCAACTACCTGTGCCAGAAGTACAACCCCAAATACAAAGGGCGCGATTTCGCCCTGTTCGATTACATGGTCGATAAGTACCCGGGCCAAGATTGGGTTCACCTCAAATGAATACTTGGCAGGACTACGCCTATCCGCTGATCAAGAAGTGGGAGGACTTCCGCGCGAAGCCTTATCTCTGCCCGGCTGGCGTCTGGACGATCGGCTATGGCACCACACATAAGCCAAGCGGATCGCCGGTCAAGGGCGACGATCCCGAGATCGACGAGGCAACTGCGACAGCTTATATGGAGGTACACTGCGAACGCCTCCTCGCGCAAATTACCGCGCTCGTGACCGTTCACCTCACATGGTTCGAGTTGGCCGCGATGGTCGCGCTGACCTACAACATCGGCGTCGGCATCCATGACGGTCACACCGGGGACTTCGCCGACAGCAGCATCGTGCGGTGCGCGAACGCGCAGGACTATAAGGGCGCGGCTACACACTTCCTCGATTGGGACAAGGCACATATCAAAGGCGTTCTGCAAGTCGTGCCGGGTCTCCTGGCGCGGCGTCAGGACGAAGCAGCATTATTTCTGCGAATAGCGTGATGACTAGGCGGGGGCGCGTAGTGGGCAAAAAGAATAAGAAGAACGACGACGCTCCCAAAGACAGTTGGAAAATCATGGACCCGGATTTCGACAACATCGAGATCGAGGAACTTGATTTGAGGGAGCAATATCGTGGCAGGGGCGCTGATAACGACTGATCTGGATTTCCAGACGCGTTATCTCAATTGGGTTCAAGATCGAGAATATGACGGGCTGTTCGCTGACGCGGGCACCGGCAAGACGCGTATGATCCTGCGCCGTGCGGAGATCGCGCACGCGGCTGGCAAGATCGACGCCCTGCTCGTCTTCGCCATCAATTCCGTCAAGACCAACTTCGTCGCCTGGGATCACCAGCTTGAGGACGACGAGGCCGACGCGGTTACCACACACCTCGGCGACGACAACGTCGTCAAGGCCGTGTGGATGGCAAACGCAACCGCCAAGGATCGCAAGGCATGGGAGAGTTGGGAGCAGAAAATCGCCAAGACAGATAAGCTGATTATTCTCGTGGTGAATTTCGAGGCCCTGCTCTCCAAGCAATTCTTCGCCTTCCTGATGGAATTCCTCAAGACCTATCGAACCTATATGGCTGCCGACGAAAGCACCCGCATTGGGGAAAGCGGCTCCGACCGAACCAGAAACATCATCAAGCTCGCCCCTAAGTCAATCATGCGGACGGCGGCGACGGCCAGCCCAGTCCTCAAGCGCCCCACCAAAATCTATAGCCAATCCAAGTTCCTCTCGCCCAAGGCGCTGGGGTTCTCGTCGTTCTATTCGTTCCGCAATCGCTACTGCAAGATGGGCGGTTATGAGGGGCGGCAGATCGTTGACTATCAGCACCTCGATGAACTCTCTGACCGCATCGAGGGTTGGAGCTTCAAAGTCAAGATTGAGGACGTGCGCGCCATGCCGCCGCGCGACTGGAAGAAGCACTATTGCTACATGACGCCGGAGCAGGCCCGCGCCTACAAGACCATGCGCGAGGAATTCTTTGCCTTAGCCGAGGGCGCGGAGATAACCGCTAGCATTGTCCTGGCGCAGATGACCCGGCTGCAACAGATCACTGGCGGCTTCATCAGCAAGGATGGCGTCGAATATCAACTGATCGAGCCGAGTAAGAACCCGAAGTGTCTAGAAGCGTTGAGCATTGTCAAAGACGCCCCTGCTCAGTGCCTCGTGTGGTTTCGCTTCATTCCAGAAATGGAAGCGATGTCAAAGCTCTTGGAGAGCAAAGAGATCAGTCACGTTCTATTTAATGGTGACTGCGATGCCCAGGAGAAGCTGACGATCCGCAAGCAGTTCCAGCGCGGCGCATGGGACGTTCTGCTCGGGACCAGCAGCAGCGGCGGCGTCGGGATAGACGAGTTCAAAGTGGCGCGCGACGCGATCTTCTTCTCGAACGACTTCAACACCGAGACCCGTTTCCAGACGGAGCGCCGTTCGTGGCGCATTGGTGTGACCGAGCCGACACGCTACCACGATTTGCTCGTCCCCAATTCAGTGGACACGAAGATCATAAAGGTGTTGAACACCGATGCGAAGCTAAGTGCCAAATTGTTGAGGGAGAATTGGCAATCATGGCTTTGAGCCCTGACATCACGCAGGCATTTTGGGAATTCGGAAGCGCGTGCTTCCAGCTTCTCAATGTGCGGGCGATCCGCGCATCAAAGGGTATCAGTGGGGTTCATTGGATACCGACCGCGTTCTTCGGGGCATGGGGCGTCTATAACCTTTGGTTTTACACGGTATTGAACTTGCCTCTGGCCTATTGGGCTGGGTTGTTCATTACGCTCGTCAATGGCGTCTGGTTGGGGCACGTCGCTTATTACACACGGGGGAATTGGTATGGAAAATGCAAACTCTGGTTTGACGCTGCTCGCTCGCGAGTTTCGCGGTCTTAAGGATCGCAAGGAAGCTCTCGAAGCCGAACTGAAAAAGCTGAACGAAGACATCAAAAAGATCGAAGTCGAACGTCTTCCGGCCATGATGGACCAGAACGACGTTGAGAAATTTACAGTGGAAGGCGTCGGTACAATCTTCCAACAAGTGAAGGTGTACGCCCACGTCAAGAAGGAAGACGAGGCGCGCTTTCACGAATGGCTTCGGGAAACCGGTAATGCCGATCTGATCAAGGCATACGTGTTCCCGCAGACACTTGCCAGTTTCGCCAAAGAACAGCTTGAGCAGGGGACCGATCTTCCAGATTTTCTCACTGCTCACAAAGTACCTACCGCGATGTTGCGGAGGAAGTAGGAGCGTAATGAACGATCAAGGCTCAACGGTCGCGGCATATCGCCTCGACTAGAACAAGCAACGTGGAGAGTGCAAAATGGCAAAAGCAAAAGAAGCATCAGTGAAAGTCACCGAACAAGCGGTGGCGATCGTGAAGCCGAAGACCGTCATGGCGACGGGTCCTTCGTATCTCGAAGGGTACAAGGGAAAGACGGGCGCGGAGGACATTAAGTCCAACGAAATCAATATCCCTCGCCTCAAGGTCGGTCAGGACATGAGCAAGGAAGTCCAGTCCGGTGACGTTGATCGCGGGGATATGTTCCTCAACGTCAGTGGTGAGACCATCCTGACGGAAGGCGAGCGCCTGCCGTTCGTGATCCTGGCCCGGTTCAGGGAGATCATCCTGTGGCGTCCTCAGAAGGACGGCGGCGGCATCCTGGCTCGCGCCATCGCGACCAAGACCGACGACGGCGTCAAGTACGCCTGGGATCAGCCCGACACCGAGTTCGATGTCAAGGTCGAAGGCAAAGTCAAGGTGACATGGAAGACTGGCAAGTACGCCGACGAAGACGGCTTGTTGGAATGGGGCAGCGAAATCCCAGGCGATAAGGAGAGCGGCAAAGCCGCGACAGAGCATCAGAACTATATCGTCGTGCTTCCGACGCGCGACAATATGGTGGTCGCCCTGTCGTGTGCGCGCACGGCCCTCGGCAAAGCCAAGGACTTCAACGCCCTGCTCAAGATGTCGAGCAAGCCTGTTGTCTCGCGGCTGTTCACGGTCGAGACGGTGGACGACAGCCGCGATGCCCACGACTTCAAAAACATCAAGTTCCGGCCGAACCGGGATGCGATCGAAGACGTGACCGACGCGAACGCGGCCTTCGTCAATGAGGCTGCCTTCGGCCTCTACAACGACATGGCCTCGTCCTTCGCTGGCAAGACCATCGTGGTTGATCAATCCGATGGTGGCGATCAGGCCCCCTCCGACGAGCGTGCCTAAATGAAATCCTTCGCTGATCTCTTTCGGGGTCGCGAAGATGTCTATGGTACGTATCCTGACGTGCGCAACGTGGCTGCCACTGATCGTGGTAAGCGCGTTGCTCGCGCCAAGACTGTAACAGAAGGCGTCTCCCCGGCCATTTGGCCAGAGCTTTGGAAAGGTCATCTTTCCGGGGAGCGTCGTCTTGGCGTGTCGCCAATCCTTCCCGATAGCACATGCTGGTGGTTCTGCATCGACGTGGACTTCTATCAGGAAGTCGGTCTCTATGCCGATATCGCCGACCGTATCAAGCACTGCGGCCTGCCGCTGGTGATGACAAAGTCGAAGTCAGGGGGTATCCACCTCTGGTGCTTCTTCGCCAAGCCAGTCCTCGCGGCCAAGGCGCGCGAGACGGCGAAGGCGTTCATCAAGAAGCTCAAACTTCCGGCCGACCATATCGACATCTTCCCGGCACAAGACAAGGTCGATGCCGCGAGTATCGGCAATTGGGTCAACCTGCCGTACTTCGGCGAGACCTGCCCCTGCCTGGGAGAAGATGGTGAGCAGACACTCACCCTGCAAGAATTCCTAGAATATGCGAATAAGCGCATTCAGCATATATCTGACCTCAACGTAAAGGCTTCCGAGAAGGCCGAGGCGCGCAAGTCCGGTGCGCCGCCGTGCATCGACTATGCCAAAGAGCATGGGGTCCCTGACGGCTACCGCAACAATTTTATGATGCATTACGCCGTCTATGCGATGAAGGCTAACCCTGACAACGTCCGCGAGGACTTGGACGACTTCAACGACGGGCTCGACGATCCGCTGCCGCGCGAGGAAATGCGCCCTATCATCAAGAGCGCGACCAGCGGGAAGTACAAGGGCTATCTCTGTAAGAAGGTTGAGGGTCTGTTTTGCGACAAGCGCGAGTGCCGGATGCGGGAGTTCGGCATCGGCGGCGGCAATATGGACGACCTAATCGACATTGAGAAGATCGAGAAGATCGACGGCGAAGAACCGGTCTATCGCGTTACGATAGACGGCAAGCGGTTCCAACTGACCCTTGAGCAGATGTTCACCTACGTCAACTTCCGCCGCGTCGCCTTCGGTGCGCTCGACCGCTACCTGCCAAACTTCAAGCAGCCGGAGTGGGAAGACTTTATGAAAGATCGCATCGCGGCGATGGACATTCAGGAGGCGGCTTCCGACACGCAGAGTAAGGATCGCGTCGTCAAAATCTTCGAGCGGTTCTGCGAAGGTACGACAGCCGAGAGCTTGAAGATCGCAGTAGAACGCGGGCTGCCATACTTCGATGGCAAGAACATCATCTTCCGTGGTGATGAATTTATGATGCAGGTCGATCGCCAGTTGAACAAGCTGCCGCGCAATCAGACTTGGGCGATCATGCGCGACCACGGCTGCGTGATGATCGAACACATGATCGAGAATGTGAAGATGCCCTTTTGGTGTTGGGTGGCCGATGGGCGTCCGCTTTGGTTCAACCCGGATAAAGGGGAACAGGTATGAGTAGTTGGGATAAAGAATGGGCAATGTGTTATAGCGGGCGTCGCGTCTTCCCGTTCGAGTTGAAGGTCGCCGACATTGATATTCGCGACATTGCGCACGCCACCTCGATGCAGTGCCGCTACAACGGGCACGTCATCAGGTTCTACAGCGTCGCGGAACATATGGTCCATATCAGCGCCGCGATCCTCCTGGCTACGGGGAACAAGACCCTTGCTCTCCAAGGGCTGCTCCACGATGCAGGGGAAGCCTACACTGGCGACTTCACGCGACCTGTGAAGAACTCTTTGCGGGAGGTGGGCGAGGTTTTGAAGGCTGCGGAGGATCGCAACGAGGCGGTGATCGCCCAGCGGTTCCGGCTACCATACCCCTTCGACCCGATCGTCAAGGACTATGATCGGCGCATTATCGTCAACGAGAAGTCAGAACTGTTCGGCCCGAACAAGCCGTGGGATTGGGACCTGACGCCTCTCGACATTATCATCCGGGCCTGGGAGCCCGCCCGCGCTGAGGAAATGTACCTTGAGCAGTTCGGCAAGCTGACAGGCGAATGGTTTCATTGGATGGACCTGACCGACACAATCCCGGCAAATTAAATTGCACACGGTAAAGACCTTCGGTCCACCGGGGACGGGCAAGACTACGCGATTGATCGCCCGCGTGCGGGAGGAAGTCAATCGTGGGGTCTCGACCCGCGACATGGCATATCTCTCGTTCTCCGTCGCGGCTAAGGACGTGATCAAGGAACGCCTGCACCTCAAGGATACCGATGTTCGCTGGTTCCGCACCATCCATGGTGCCTGCGCCAAGTCACTCGGCCTTAGCGGCTGCATTCTCGACAGCAGGAATTACGTGGAGTTCGAGAGGGTGACCGGCATGAGGATTACGCCGGATGACTACGACCAAGAATTTGGAGGGACCGACTTCAATGTCGCCCTCCGAGCCCACAACCTCTCGCTCAACATGGGTCTCCCCTTGCTCGAAGTGGTCAGGATGCTCCCTGACCACCCGAACCTTCAAATTACGCGGTTGACCCGCTTCATTGAGGACTACACCAAGTTCAAGCAGCAGCGCGGCCTGTTCGACTACACGGACATGCTGACACATTATGCCGAACGCGGTGAACCCCTCCCCATCCGAGTTGGGATCGTGGACGAAGCGCAGGACAATAGCTGGCTCCAATGGCGCTGCGTGGGTAAGATGCTGGCGAATTGCGATCGCGTTTACATGGCGGGCGACGATGATCAAGCGATCTATACCTTCATTGGGGCGTCTGAGTATGGCTTCCTTGAGCATGATGCCGATGAAGAAGAAGTACTGAAACAATCGTTTCGAGTACCGCTTCTTATTGGCAACAAGGCGGACAATATAATCGGTCGCATCGCCCACCGCAAGGATAAGGGGGTCGTCTGGAAGGACGACGCGGGCAGAGTAACCCGGATCAACCGGGACGCCATGGACATGGATTGGAAGCGGCTGATCGCCGAATTCCCCAGGACTGAGGACGGCCCCGGCATCATGGCCCTGACCCGGCACCGCAAGGGGGCGCTGGACTTCTCCAAGGACCTGAGGATGCGGGGCGTGCCTCATTCGCTACACGGCGAGACGATGAACACATGGCCAGAAGCCCGCCTGCTCCACAGCATCTATTCGCTGAACGATCGCAAGTCAATTACGCCTCGCGCCGCGATCATGCTCTGCAAGGCGTTAGGTAAATCCGACACGCAATTCCGCGACCTGTCAAGACGGGATCGGGTGGACGAGATAGACGGAGTAAGTCTGCGTTCACTCTCGTGGCTGGAAGAATTTTCGTCCAGTTTTAAGACACGCTCGCGCTTCAAGGCTTTGTCAAGGTTGGTTAGGAGCGAGGGCTACGAGGCGCTGGCTAAGGACCCAGTGATCACGGTCTCGACGATGCACGGATCAAAAGGCAAGGAAGCCCCGCTGGTTATCATCAGCCCGGAATGTACAAACATTGTGAAGCAGAATGCTCAGACGCCGACCGAAATTCGCTTGGCTTACGTGGCACTGACGCGGGCCATGCAGCAATGCCACCTGATCATGCCGCGTACCGAGAACTACATACATCATTTCTTTTAGAGGGGGACTACAATGAGTGCAGTGAAACACGATGCCGGGAAAGCCCCGGTTTATCAGGGTTTTTTGAACCGTTTCCCGCGCGCCATCATGGCGTGTGCCTGGGTCTCGGAGTACGGGTTTCGGAAATATGGGACATTCGACGGCTGGGAAAAGGTGCCGGATGGCCTGAACCGGTACACCGACGCCAAGGCTCGCCACATGGTTCTTCAATCCATCGAAGGTTCGTATGACGACGGCGACAGCGGCCTCGCACATGCGGCACAGGAGTTTTGGGGGGCGGCGGCGCGACTGGAAATGCTTCTGCGCAACGGGGAAATCGAAATGCGCCGGGGCAATGAAATCGTCGATGGCAAGCCGGTTTTTGGAACTGCAAAAAAAGTTTGAGCAATATTGCTCATTCCGCTTGACCACACTCCTGCGAGGTGTAGGAGTGTCGCCGGGCAGAAAAACAAGTATGAGTGGGGCGATAGTGGCAAATCCAGACGGTTCATTTCCGTTGTTCGGCAAGCGCATCATGCCGCCGCAGACCTCCATTCATCCGCGCGTTCGCAAAGGGCGCACGGTCTATCCAAAGGTCAACACGGCCAAAGCGCCAAAGGGGAAATCCAAATGAGTACCGACATCTGCGCGGCGCGCAAAGAACTCAAAACAGCCATTTTCCTTCTCGACAATCGGGGCAATCCGAACGACGTGCGGCGGCGCGTGAAGACCGCGCTCGACCAAATGACCCGCACGGTCAACAAGAAGGCCGTTAAGCTCGGCAACAAGATGACCTCTGCCATCCGATCGCAGATCATCTTGATCCTCGAAAGCGGCGAAGAATTGGCTGACGTGGAGATCAGTGAGCGGATATTCGGCAATGCAGGGGGCTCTGGCAGGGTTTCGGAGATCAGAAGCGAGTTGGCAAAGTGATCCTCTTTCTCGACACCGAGACCACTGGCCTCGTAACTAAGTCCCAGGATTTCATGGCCCAGCCCGGCATCTGCCAGATCGGTGCCGTGAAGCTCTTGGAGCCCGGCGATAGGGATCGCGCTGGCGACGTGGTCTCGATGCACCACGAGGTTGATAGCTTCTACACTCTGGTCAACCCGGAGTTTGTGAAGTGGGAAGATGGCGCGATGAAGACCCACGGCATGTCGCCTGAGACCGTCAAGGACGCTCCGACTTTCTTCGAGATCGGGCCTGCCCTCGCACGCTTCGCGATGGGCTGCCGGGCCTGGGCGGGCTACAACATCAAGTTCGACAAGGACGTGCTGTGGTTTCAGCTTCTCAAGTATGGCCTTGAGCGCAGCTTCCCCTGGCCTCCCGAGGAAATTGAAGTTATGAAGCTCACCAACAAGGTGATGGAGCAGCAGGGCAAGCGCGGGACGAAGAACCCGAAGCTACAAGAGGCATACCAGCATTTTCTTGGTACGCCTCTTATAGGAGCGCATGACGCGCTGTCAGACATCAGAGCAACAGTAGCGGTGTGGGGAAAGATCAATGAGATCGCGAACAAGGTGTAGTAGCGCAAGCGCCTATCAAGGGTGGGTCGTGCCATACTGCAACGGAGGAAAGCCCTGTGACGCCTGCATCGACAAATACCTCACGAAGCAGGCCGAGAACATCATGCACAATCAGTTCGAGAGTGATCCGATGATCGTTAGGGAGATTGGCTCGAAGATGGTTGAGGCTTTGGGGAAGCGACAGGTGGGGTAACTACCGATTTAGAGTGGGGCTCTAGTAGTCCTCCGTGGAGGGGATCGCACGTCCCCACCTGTGCTGTACTATTTATCTACTATCTTCTGTGGAATTGCAATGATTATTTTGGACGCCCACACCGACTACAGCTTCATGCGGGGTTTCGGCACGCCGGAACAATGGCTTAACCGTGCCAAAGCTGTCGGCGTTAAGACTTTGGGCATCGCCGATTATTGTTCCACATGGGGTCACGCCCCATTTCAGAAGGCGTTCAAGGGCAGTGGGATCAAATTGCTGTATGGGGTTCAAATTCCTGTGGTCAGCCTGCTGGACAAGGACCCACGACATTCTCTCGTGACGCTTATCGCCAAGGCAAGCACCGATGAGCTTTATGCCGCGATGACGCAGGCTCAGAGCCAAACGTACTATCGCCCCCGCCTCACTTGGCGTCAGGTCGGCGAACTCAAGGATTGTGTGGTTATTATAAATGAATTGCTCCGGTCTCAGGTGAGAAGTGTCCCTTCGACTGCTTTCGCCGCCCATTCTCTCGAACATGATTTGAAACTCCCCAGGGTACTGGCCTATGGGCCATGCTATCCAACGCCAGAAGACCATGTTGGCTTCGAGATTTTTCAAGCGGCGTCAGAAAATCACCGTATCGGCGAGATTTCAAGTGAAAAATTCCATCTTCTGACCCAAGGCGAGCAGAATTCCCGCTTCGATGGGTACTGGCCCTCGACCATGGCCGAGATCGACGCGGTCTGCATCGCGGAACCGCCCCACGGCAAGCTGCTGGACATGGGTGTTCAGGGCAACAAGGCCGCGAAGCTTGGTCGCATGGCGATTGGCGGCGCGCTCAAGCTGGGTCTCGCTGGGATGGACCAAGGCGATACCTACCCGAGGTTCTTCGATGATAGTTATTATCTGCGCCTCGAAGAAGAACTCGCGATCATCGCGGACAAAAAGTTCGAGGACTACTTCTTCTTCGTCGCGGAGATCATCGGTTGGGCCAAGGAACGCATGTTCGTTGGACCGGGGCGCGGATCGGCGGGGGGCTCATTGTTGTGCTACCTTTTAGGTATTACGATGGTGGACCCCCTGCAGTTCGGAACCCTGTTCGAGCGGTTCATCGACGTGACGCGCTCCGACCTTCCCGACATCGACATCGACTTTCCCGACACCCGCCGCGAGGAAGTGTTCGACTATATGAAGCAGCGGTGGGGCGCGGCCCACGTCGCCCGCCTGGGTACGCTCTCCCTGCTCGGTGGCAAGTCCGCCATCAACATGGTCGCACGGGCGACCGAAGTTCCGTTCGAGGCTTCGCGCGAGATCGGCAAGTTCACCGAAGGCGCTGGTCAGGGCATCACAATCTCACCGCAATGGATATTCGATCATGTTCAAGAGGTTCAGCCTATACTTGCTCGCTATCCTTCTCTCCGCCTTGCAAGCGTTGTTGACGGCCATGTCAGTCATCACGGCGTTCATGCTTCTGGTGTGGTTGTTACTGACGATCCTGTTCGGCGCTATGGGACTGTTGACAAGCTTGGCATCTTATCTATGGACATGCGCACAGCGGAAGATATTGGTCTGGTCAAGCTGGACGCGCTTGGCCTTAGAACGCTCTCTGTAATCCAAGAGACTTGCGACCTTATCGGGATCGACCCGAAGACACTTTACAATCTCGATTGGAATGATAAGACGATCCTCGACGGCGTATTCAATGCAGATCATGTCACGGGTATCTTTCAGTTCGAGGGACACGCGACGCGAAACCTGATGAAACAAGTTCGCGTCGATCGGTTCGACGACCTGTGTGCGCTCACCAGTTTGAGCCGCCCAGGTCCGCTCGTGGGGGGCGCGGCAGGGGGCTGGGTGAAAGCGCGGAACGGCGAGGCCGTGGGGGCCATGCTTCACCCAGCCCTGGAAGAAACCTACGGCGTCATCTGCTATCAAGAACAGTTCATGTGGATCGCGCGGGACGTTGCCGGGTTCGACATTCCTCAGGTCAACGGGATGCGGCGCGCAGTCTCCAAGAAGGACCCGGAGAAACTTAGGGGTTACCGTGACGCCTTCATCACGGGAAGTACCGCCAAGCTCGGCGCTGATCGAGCCGCCGAACTATGGGAAGAAATCTGCGAGTTCGGGTCATACGCCTTCAACAAGGCACACGCCGTCGCCTACTCGATGATCAGTTTTATGACCGCGCACCTCAAGCATACTTATCCATTGCAGTTCGCCGTCGCCCAGCTTCGCAACGCGGCAGACGACGATCAAATCAAGAACCTGTTGCGCGAACTCACCGAGGAAGGATACAAATATGTCCCATTTGACGCAGAACGGTCTGCCGCTTCTTGGAGCATTCGCGACGGGGTACTTTTTGGCGGCTTTGATAGCATACGCGGCATCGGTACAAAGACCGCTGATCGTCTTATCGTCGCTCGTGATAGTGGCCGTGGTGGTTGGCTTGATAAGCTGACCGACGCGCAGCGCATCAAGATCGAGAAGGCCGAATTGCGCTGGACTAGCATCAGCTACTTCTCGGAGAAGTACGTCGAGCTTTACAAGAACCCTGATACGTTCCGATCGGAGAACACCCCGAAGGGGATCAAGCCTCCCGTGTTTCGGATCAAGGATATCCCCGATGCCAAGGGTAACTATGCCTTCATCGGCAGGATCACGAAGCTCAATGTCGTTGACGACGACGCCCCTGATCGCGTGGCGAAGCGCGACGGCAAGAAGCGGGGCAAGGATCACACCTTCATCAACGTGAGTGTAGAGGATGACACTGGCGAGATCAGCGGCACGATCAACCGCTTCAAATATGATCAGTTCCAGTGGCTGGTCGATCTGGACCGCAATGGCAAAGATTTTTTATTCCGTGGAAACATCATAGAAAGTGGACGACGTTGGTTGTTCTATGATAACGTGATCGAGTTGAAGTAGCCGCGTGGGGCGGTAGGGGAGGGCTCAATGATCTATCTTTTGGTAGTGCTGGTGTCGATCATGTCGGTCGATCAGAATATACAAAACGAAGTCCACTCTGAGGTCTTCGTTGATAAAACGGATTGTCAGATCACCGAGGGTCGTATTCTGACCCAGGCGATGCACGATCCTAAGATTGTAGGCTGGCTGATGCCAGATGCATGTCGTGAAGTGGGGACGATCGCCAAGAAGGCGTAACAAAGGGGACTACAATGTTCAATCTGAAAGACGTACCGCTCGAAGCGGCGGATCAAGCTCGCGTGCGTGATCTGAACGACAAGACTGCTGGCATCCAACGCATGATGCAGATGTTCGTCGAGACCGGCGAGCGCCGGATCGCAGAGTTGCAGGGTCAAGGCCGCAAGTTGTTCGAGGAACTGTCCGAGAAATACGGCCTCGACCTCAATCATGTGGTCTATCAGCCTAGCCTCGATGGCACCAAGCTTATCCCGACCCATGTGAACCTAGGGGGCAATAATGCTGGCAACGCCCGATAACGCTGCCTGCAACCTCTGCCTATTCATCATCCCATGTGAGGACAGTACAGACGGTAACGGCAAGTTCGGCTGCGCAACCTGTGAGACCGACGCTTTCGTTGGTGACGTTGGCGACATCAAGACGATGCTGCCGAGGGACTGGCAAGACGTTAAGGTCTATTATTATGATATCGGGACATTCGTTGACGACATCGACCGGATGCCTGGGTTCGTGGTCAGCGCCAATGCCAAGCTGGAATACTCCGACGAAGGCGTGACGCATATTGCGTTGGTCGAAGGCAATGTCGTGCCGGAGCCCAGCGATCCGTTCTATTTCACCGCCCACCAAATCCAGGGTAACTCCATGATGCTCATGTGGAGTGGGACACGCGGCGTCTATCGGCTGATGCACTGTAAGACGTGCGCGCACACTTTTATGAAATGGCTGGAAGCTATGCAGGGGGAATGGTACGATGCTGAAAGTCGCGGACTTCAAAGCAAAACCAACACGCTCAACTGAGAGCGCCGTCGAGAAGGCGTGGGCGGCGACGTGGAAGAAGCTGGGCGTCTATTCGCGCCACATGAGCGACCACGTCCCCGGCCTGCCAGATCGCTACATCGCGGGCGGCAATTGGGTGGAGTTCAAGTCACTATTCCGCGTGCGCGGTGGCTTCACTTATGGCGAGGGCTTATCCCCCGAGCAAATCCGCTGCTGTCACGCCCTGCATCAGGCGGGAGACAATGTCTTCTATTGTGCCCAGCTTGACGGCTGGCAGTGCGGAAAGAAGTACGTCTTCCTGCCATGGTCGAAGTTCTGGCTTAAGCTTGGCGAACCACTCCAAATGAACCTGTTTGAGGAAGACATCTTCGACGCGACAATTGAGAGCCGCGAGAAGCTGACCAGATTGTACATCAGTAAAACTACGCCGGTGACGTTTTGAAAGAGTTGTGCGACGACTGGAATGCGACGCCGACGAAGCATTCCGGCTTCCTCGATGGGTATCCGGGCGACAAGAAACGCCGGATGATTTGGCAGTTCTGGTTCGCTGACGGTTCGTACTTGGTGATCCGCAATGCGAAGCAAGGGCTTCGGCTGACGGAACGAATGATGAAGGCTGGACTGATCAAGCCCAGGTTTGGCGACGGCATCCGGGCCGCAATTGTAAGGAACAACGTCAATGCACAAAGTCATTAAAATGTACCCGAACGAACTGGAAGACCAGAGCACGTCGGCGACACGCTGGACAGCATGATGACGCGCTCACTGACCAAGCGCGGTCTCGATGTCACCAAGGGGTACAACTACCATTACGACGATAAGCTGGACTGCTGGGTCGTCAGCGGCGATGCACTCCATGAGTGATGATCATATTCAGAACGTGCGACCGATGCTATCGCTGCGCACGCCATACCACCTGATCCCGAAGTGGTGGCTGGATCATGTCGAGCCCAAGATCAGTAGGGTCAATGGTTCGCGCTGCTGGTACTGGAACGGGATGCTCGACGGCAACGGCGAGGCGTGCTGCAAGCTAACCAACCCGGAGACAGGGCGTCGTCAGGTCCATCAGTTAAAGCGCATCATCGCGGGCTGGTGGTGGGACCTCAAGAAGCATTATGAAATCCTGCACGCCTGCGGCAACCAGAACTGCCTGAACCCGCACCACTGGTATGTGACGGCAACGAACTGGCAGCAGCACGATCGCGCCGCGATCCTCAAGAAACGCAAGACCGCAATAGATAGGCACGCCCAATGAGCGTTTCTATTCGCAAGAGACTGATGGGCGATTACGCGCTAGATAATTGGCACGAGCATCGCGTCGATCGTGAGAACTTCATCATCTACGTGGGGAGCGATCCGCGCCAGGAGCAACAGCACGCCGGCGAAGCGGGCGTCGAGCATCATATGGCCGACCGGCTCGAATTGAACCTCAATATCCTGCACCACCTCGACGACAAGCGCCCAGTCTTGATCAAGATGGGAACGTGTGGCGGGTGTTGGGAGCCCGGTATGCAGATGTTCGGTGCGATCCTGACCGCCAGCAACCCGATAACCGTGGTTGGAGTTCGCCACAGCCGCTCTATGAGTTCGATCATCCCGCTCGCAGCCGACCGCTTCCTTATGCGCCCGCCCACAGAGTTCATGTATCACTATGGAACTTGGGGCTTCGACGGGCTGGCGGGGGAAGAAGCCTGGACTGCGTTCGAGCAGTTGAAAAAATCCAACGACATGATGCTGCGTCTCTACGTGGCCCGTCTCAAGGAACAAGGCAAGATGCGGTTCAAGCACCCTGCCTTCATCCGCCACGCGATTGAAGACAACATGCGGCGCAAAGTCGATTGCTTCCTGTCCACGGATCAAGCGGTGGAGTGGGGCTTCGCCGATGGCGTCGCGCTAGGCGTCGTCGATCGGATTACCAAGAAAAACGTCAAACGTCGTGCTGCCATGATGGCGGTGCTTAGGAAGGGGAAGTAGATGTCACAGGTCAAGTGGATGATCGCGAATAAGATCACACAACAGCAATGGAATATCGCCGTTGGACTGCTGCATAATGGCGGGACGCACCCGACCTTTCGTGCGATCCGCAAGACGCTGGCTCGGCTCAAGCGCGGCGACAAGAATTACGGCATGTGGCACGGCTGGCGCAACTCACCACGAGTGCAGAGTTAATGGATTTTTCGGGGTTTAACTCGCCAATTCTGGCGATTAGTGGGGAATAAGAAAATGGAAATGAAGGACTTCAACAAGAAGCTGCGCAACCTCGAACCGGGGCGCAAGCTCGTCTATCACACGGGCAACCTTGCGGTTGATCGCATACAGGACGATGAACTCAACATGATCGGTGCGCTGGCGCTCGCCGTCGCCGAACTCAACGTCGGCGCAGTGTTCCAGAAGCGGATCACGGCTCGCATCTTCGATTATGAGGTACGCGTGTTCCGTCGCCTCGGGCTTCGGGTCGATGGGAACGGTGCCTATCAGGAAGTGCAGCGCCTCGCACGCCTCTATGCCAAGGACGCCCGCGAGAGCGCCTTGGAGCCGGTGGCGCTGTGAACCACAAGCACCTCACAATCCAGCACGCCCAGGATCATCAGCCTTGGACGGTGCCATACGCCGCCGCAATTGACGTTGCCGCAGAGACCGGGACAATCCCCCATATTCTCGCCACGCATACGGCGTTACACGCCATGAAGTCAGTGGGGAAACTGGCTACTGTTTTCGAGGCGCTGGATCATAGTCGCAACGTGGGCGCGGCGGGGCGTTCCGAATACATGACATATGAACAGCTTCTCACCATCAGGGCCATGAGCGCAGACCTTCTCACGGCTGCCCTGCGCTTCGCCAACCTCTACCACTTCGATCTAGCCGAGGTTCTATTAGCACGGATCAAAGAGAAGAACGGCATCGAGCTTGAGCCCATGTCTAATGAGTAGTGAAAGGTTTTATTAACCACCGCTCAATTCGGTCTTGACACCGCTGTTCTGGGGGAGCAAATTAGCATGGAAGGCACATTCACTGGATTTGTGCAGTCGCTTTGGGGATTGGGGATCACATTGTCTATCACGCCGACAGGCGATCGCATTGTAATCTCTGCCAGCAGGCAGGGAAAGACGTGCGACGTTACCCTCAATGCAGTCCAGCTTATGGAAGCGACGCTTGATGTCGCCTCCGTCGAACTCGGGGAGTTGATCAGTGCGCTGCTCTGATCTCGCGTGGACCGAACTGTGGACCGACTTCAACCGGCTCACGACCGATACCATCCGCATCCGGCGCGAGCCTCTTGCGGAAGTGATCGCCTGCAACGGCGGGATTATGCCCGATGGCCTGATCGCGCGCCTTCCGCGCGACGATAGCAAGACCGTTGAAGTCGTTCGTCACGCACTCTTTACGTTTCTCAACCACCACGGCGCTTTGCGCTGTGATCAACTTTAGGAGCGGATTTTCCAATGATGCCGATCATAGCCGAATGGAAAATTATCGCCTTGTGCCACCGGCATATCAGTGGCGCATCGATGCTGCAAATCCGCCGCGTCGAAATCGCCTAGGAAGGGAGCGGTCAATGGACGATCTCATCAGGCGACTGAAGGAATACGCCGAACTAGCTGGCAAGGATCAGATGTGCGTCATGGACACTGACGATCTGCGCGCAGCCGTTCGCGCTGCCGTCGAAGACCATTCATGGATGTTTCTCACGGGACCGGGTGATGCGCCGGAGAAACAGATTATTGAGCATGAGGGGGAATAACAACACCATGATCCCCAAAGAACCCGCCGCCCTTAATCCGCTTGATGAAGCCATTCGCGTCGGATGCTTTGCCGCTGACGTACATCTAATATGTTCATGGCCTAAATGCCAATGCACACAGATTCCAAAAGCCATCAAAGCCGCCCTCTCGCACAATCCGGTTGGAGAGGGGGAAATGCGGGAGATTTTGGCGGATGTTTGCAAGGGATCAGAATACGAAGCTCCCTTGCGCGGTGGAGGAAAACTATTCTTTTGGCAAGAACTCGCTCTCGCCGCCATATCCGAACTCCCCCGCCGCGTGGGTGCGACACCGGACAGGGAGAGTGTGATTGAGGAAATTGCCGCCGAGCGGAAGCGCCAGGTCGAGGTTGAGGGCTGGACGCCAGAACACGATGCCGAGCATTGGCAGGGTGAGCTTGCGGCTGCGGCTTCTGTCTATGCTCTTGCCGGCTCTATTTCAGACGCGGACATTGAGGGCTCCATCCGTGGCTGTCACCCGCTTGGTAGGACCGACATCGAAGTTGCAGACGCCATAAAGGCGTTCTGGCCTTGGGATTGGAAATGGTGGAAGCCGAAAGATCGTCGCCGCAATCTGGTCAAGGCCGGCGCACTGATCGTGGCTGAAATCGAACGTCTCGACCGGCTCACCCCCACCCCACCCGCTGGAAAGGATAAGAGATGAGAGAGAAACCAGGCTTTAAAAAATGGTGGGAAAATCTTGGTCGTATCTATTCCTACCAAGTAACACCGAGGGAGCTTTGCGCAGCGGCTTTTGCAGCCGGACTTCGTGAAGGAAGGAAACCCAACCCATGACCAACCCCGGCGAGACGGTGGATATTCGCGGCATAGTTAAAGCTGCCAGAGCCGTTGCGCGCGATCCTGGCTCGGCAGACCTTCGCGGCGCACTCAAGGGTATGTTGAATGTTTATGACGAACTCACCCGCCTCCGCGCCATCGCGCCGGTGACGGAGGAAATGGTGGAGCGGTTCTGCCGGGACTTGCTCGCGCTGACCACTCCTGTATTATTGTAACTCAAACCACCGAAGGAACCGCACAATGCCGAGAATGGACACAGACCTTTCCGCCACGCAGATCGTCGCCTTTGGCGTGGCTCTCGGCGGTATTGCACCGCCTGTGGCTCCTGTGGGATCGACGACACCGCCAGCGGGCACTGACCCGAACGTCTATCCCCTGATGCCGGATACCGGCGCGACGGGCGACATCACGCTGGGCGTGGCGATCGCTGGTGTGACCAAGGCGTTCGCGTTTCGGGTTTCTAATCCGCCCCAGGCGACAGTCAAGTCACAATTCAACATCGCCATGAACATCAATACGCCGGGGGCCAAACTCCTGGCGCAGAACATCGTCGTAACCAGCAATGCTGGCGAGGGGCAGGGGCAGCTTATCACCATCAACGGGATATTCGGCGACGCTCCTATCCTCTACCTGATCGGCTCTGGCTCCGGGTTGCAGGATTGCTTCATCAGCGGCATGACTTACGGTGGCCTGCCATACTATGATTTTAGCCTGGACAACAGCCGCAGCAGCGTTGCTGACTTCGATGGCGTCTCCATATACAACTCGTCGCACGCGCAGACGCTTGTAATCGGTCCGTGGCAAACTCCTGCGGTGCCTGTGGCCCCGGTTGCGGTGGATACCGCAATGGGAGCGTCGCTGACGCCCTCAGGCGGCGTCGCCTCGCCAGTGTCGGGCATCCTTTCGGCTCTGGCAGCGATGCTTCTCGCCGGATCAATCCTTTCGATCCCGGCTGGTGCATATGTTGGGACAACCACTGTTGGGGTTGTCTCCACGATCGACGGCGCTGGTATGGGTAAGACGATCTTCAACCTGACCGGCCACGCCCTCTCGCAGAACAAATCGGCGTTCCTGTCCCTGGTGGGCGGCGCGACATACTCCAATATGTCGGTGACCGGCTGCGTCCTGGCAGATGCGCTTGGGGCCAATGGTGCCGCGTTTCGGGACGAGAGTAATAATGAAGGCTTCAACCTCCTGAACATCGAGGCTTACGGCAACGACAACGGTATCCTCACGTTCGGCTCGGATATCAACCTCACCGGGTGTAACTTCCACGGCAATGGCAGCACCGAGCCATCCGGCATCGGCCACACGCACAACAAGTATGTTGGCGGTAATGGCAGCGTCATCACCAATCCCGATGGCACGGTCACCATCACTCCATCGACTAATCACCTGACCATGAAGTCCTGCATCGGTTCGGCAGCGAACGGCGGACACGACACCAAGAGCAGGGCTGGCTATACCAATATACTGAACGACAACTCGACGACAGGGGGCAATGGTCGCAATTTAGACGTGCCTGATGGCGGCGTGGTTTCGGTCTCAGGGGGGACTTGGACGATCCCTGCTGGCTCAGCTAACCTCGTCTGGTTCGGCCATTCGACCGAGAGCAAGAACAATGCAGCGACGGGGAAGTCGATCACCTTCACCAATCATGCCTTCGTCAACCTGACCGGCCAGCCCGGCTATATGGTCTTTGGCGACAGCACAGTGATCGTGAACTTCGTAGGCTGTACATGGCCGCAGGGCATGGCGGTGTTCCAGGGCGCTCCTACGATCATCATGGATGGCGTGCCATACGTGATACCGGCATGAAGCTCACCACATTCGTTTGCCTATTGATCGTGGCAGCGTGGGTTCTGGTCGCCGTAACGGTGGCCGGGCCATGATCGGGAGGATCACGTTGTTGCTCGGCATTGCTCTACCTATGACATATTGGGCTGGGCATTCTGTTGGAGCAAATTCAGCTTATGATGTTGGGTTTGATCGCGGATGGTACAGTGGAATAGACCGGGGGCACGATGAACAATCGCGCGCCGACATTGATCAGATCGAGAGTGGGAGCGCCCGCACCGAGACTGTGATCCGCAAGCGCGGCATATGCTTTTATGCTCGAAATCTCTGCGATACGGAGGGTGACCATCCACATGCTCGGCGGGTTTCCAATGTCCAGCGCTGATGGTGATGTTCCCGCTCATGTGACCGAAGAACTAGGAAGCTTTGGGCTGCGTGTGATCGTTTAAGACCGGCGCTGGACACTATTGCGTCGAGTTAGCCTCGCCAGACGGCATCGGAACGTGTAAATGAAGTTGGCCGGGGAGCAAGAGCGATCCTCGCGCTATGGGGAACAATCGCTCGCAACTACGTCATTACCTGAGGGGACTACGATGTCGAACGGCAAGGAAAATACAGTCACAGTTCATAGCGTTAAGGCTGCGCTCGAAGCAGAAGTGAAGCGCAACGTCGTCGGTGGCGACATGAGAGCAAAGCTGTCCGATCGGCGCGCATGTCAGGCCCAAGCAGTCTATCTGCGCAAATTGATCGACAAGATTTTTTCCTAATCGCGTGTGTTCTAGGGGTCCAAATTAGCCTTTTGCCTCGCCGCCCCATGTGTTCTGGAAACGCAAATTAGCGTCCAGGGTCGATGGTGCGCGGGGCTATCGGTATGGTTAATTCGTCTTCATCGTCAATTGGTTAGCGCTTGTTAACCTTAATCCACAGTAAGGTTAATGTACATTAGCTTTGGCACGCGGTTTGCTCCCTGCAAGTGGTGCGCCGGTTCATGGTCAATTGCTAAGATTTAATCCGTATACGTCCCTTGACTTATGTTCCGCACGAGTAAGGAAAAATTTACCAGCCGCGCAACATAGCTTTGCATCGCGGCGGATTGGTCCCTATATTCGACTATCAACAGTGGGGACGAAAATGATCCGAGATATTAAAACAGAAGTAGCCAGCCTGCCGCCATCGGGCCGCGCGTTGTTTCTCGCGTTTGGTTTCGCGCGCCGCGTTGGCCAGCCTGTCTATATGTACCGCACGCCCAAGGGCTTTTGTTTCGACGTGGCCTCGCCGGTTATGGGAGAACGCTGGGTGGCACAGCCTGATGGAAAGTTTTTGCATATTTCCGGGCCGGTCACATAAGCGGTAACGCTTTGTTAAGACCTGCCGCGCTATCATCATCCTGTCAACAGAGAGGCCATTACATGAAACCGCTAAATCATACCGCCGAATATACCAAGCTCATTCTTCAACAGCTTTATGCCGCCAAGTTGGCTCGCAAAATCAAGCAGGGGGCTATTTAATGAATATTATGGTGACAATCCCTTTCTTATCTTGGGCTCACAGAGCCCCACTGTCATTTGAAATTGACGCTTCTATAGAAGCCCAGTTTCATTTGCGCGCGGCCCTTGTTCAGGCAATAAAGTCCGGGGCGAATTTGACCGTGGCGTATTTGTCCGGGGCGAATTTGTACAGGGCGAATTTGTCCGGGGCGAATTTGTCCGGGGCGAATTTGACCGGGGCGAATTTGACCGGGGCGAATTTGACCGGGGCGAATTTGACCGGGGCGAATTTGACCGGGGCGAATTTGACCGGGGCGAATTTGACCGGGGCGAAAAACTCTGAACAAGC